AGAAAATGCGAAGAATACTTAAAAACAGGAAATCAACACGATGTATATCTCATTGAAGCCGAGAAGTATGAAACAGACATGAGTCAACTATTACCAAATTACAGTATGCAGCCTGGAGACGGAACAGGCACTTCTCTTGCTGACTCTTACGTAAGAAACGAAAAAGACGAGTGTTTTTATTGTTTAAACAAAGCAGCAGAAACTTATGGACTAAGAAAAGTTTGTATTACTTGTAATAAAAGACTAAAAAATCTTTTTACCAAAACAAGACATTCTGATGATATAACAATCTTAAATCTAATAAGAGAAGTTTTAAATCATGATTAAATCAGACGGTTATTTTTCGATAGGGATTTACAATGTTAAATCAGAAGTAAATGTAGGGACGCTTTGGCGTTCCGCTTTTTTACTTGGAGCTAACTATATTTTCACTATTGGGGCAAGATATAAGGCTCAATCATCTGATACAATCAATGTGCCAATTAGAATTCCTCTTTTTGAATATGAGACTTTTGAAGAATATAAAAAGGCATTACCAAAAGGTTGTCGTATTGTAGCAATAGAACAAGGTGGAAAACCGCTTAAAGGTTTTGGACATCCAAAAATTTGTTCTTATTTATTAGGAGCAGAAGATAACGGTATACCAAAAGAAATATTAAAACGATGTTATACTACAGTTAGGCTTGACAGTTTGTACCCAGACAGTTATAATGTAGCTACCGCCGGGGCTATTGTGCTTTACCATAGAGAATATTTGAGGTATTAATGAGCTTACTAAATTTTACTACAGAAGAATACGAACTATACAAACAAAATTTTCTACAAGGTGGCGAAGCCACCCCTTTAGTAAAAGGTCCAGACGAAATAGACTGTGGAGAATTTTGGAAAGAAGCAAGCGAAAAATTTAACGGACACCCGTATTGCGGTGGAGTTAAATCTAATGAACCTTTGTCTGTTAAACAGATAAACTATTTTAATCAAATGTTGCATATTCACACAGGATGTTTAAATCAATTAGAAACGATTTACGCTTATAGTTTTTGGCTAAATCATGAACTTAAAGATTTGAATGTGTTAGAAATAGGATACGGTCTAGGTTCTTTATATTCAATTCTTGATAAAGAAAACAGGTATAATGTAAACTACGTTGGAATAGACGTATATCATCATCCTGAATCAGTAGTGCCAAAAGAAAAGACAATAACATATGACGGAAAAGATTTTTCAAAATTACCATACCCATCAAATTTTGATTTTGTATTCTGTTTAAATGTTTTACAACATTGTTCTGAGTCGCAAATAGAAAAAATATACGAATACATAGCTAAAAATAGGGGATGTTGTGTAATAGGTGTTCAAACATGCTCAAGCGCAAATTTATACAAAAGAGATTTATTAACGTGTGGGCAAATAACAAAATTATTAACATTTAAAGAACATTTAGAAATACAAAGAAAAAACAATATGCAATCACTTTTAACAAATCAAAGATTTGATGGATATTGTTCATTTACAAGTAGAACGGTAAAATCATGAGAACCGAAAAAATGATAGTCACTTATACATGTGACTTTTGTAAACAAGAATTAAATGACCATCAATTAATTCACTTAGTAAAACTTAAACATATAAAAGGCGAAAAAGATATCTGTAGCGACTGCATAAGGTGTCTCGAAGAGACACATATGTTAGTAGTACATGGAGAAGTAAGAGATAGAAGAGGCGGCTGGAGACAATTAGGAGTATACGATGGTTGAAAACTTAAGATTAGTAGATACTAATAAAAACTTCAAATTATTTTTGCGTCAACACAATCCAAATTACGCAAAACTGACGCCGTTTTTAAAGGCTTCATTTGAAGGATACTTATCAGCATCTAAAGATGAATTTCCTCCACGTAACCCACACGCTCCAGCAGGTATGTATGCTGGAGATGAAGATAAAAATCTGATGGGGGCTGCATGGTTCTATGGATATTGGTCTTACTATAAAATGAAAAAAGGTGAAACATTATAAATGCAAAGCGTAGGAACTATAAAATATCGACCTAATTGGTGGATATGGTTGGAATGCGATTATCAATTAGGAAAATACTTAAGAAAATTATTTTTCAACAATAATTTCAGGCTAATAAAATTAACTAAACCTAGTTGGGATGAGCATATCACCATAGTTTCTCATCACGAATACAATGACGCCTTCTCTGCTCACTGGAATAAACATGAAAACAAACAAGTAGAATTCAAAATAATTCTAGAAACTTTGTCAACTAATGGTAATGCTTGGTGGTACTCAATTAAATCTAAACAATTAGAAGATATAAGAGAAGAACTAAGTTTAGGTAGAGAAAGAATAATCCCTTTACATTTTTGCATTGGATATGAAAGAGAAGGCAGAATATGAAGCAGTATTTATTGTTCGCTTGGAACAACAATGACAAACGTCATGGTTGGGAAAATTTTATTAAAGATTTCGAAGCAGAAGAACAAGAGGAAGCTCTTAAAACCGCAAAACAATTTGATTGTTATCAAATTATAAATAGTCGTATTTGGAAAATAGATACAGAATTTACTTACATAAATCATTTAAGAAGCGAAGTTGATAAATTACAAGTAGACCATAGAGTTTTGTTAGAAAAATATTCAGCTAAATTACAAGAACTACAAAATTTGTGTCAGCATAAAGAATATACAGAAACATCAAATGATTTTGCTGATTTTTCTTCATCTGAAACAAGAACGTGTAACTTTTGCGGTTTACGAGAAACCGACCGCTTTATAAAAATAAAAGGATAAAGCGTAGCCCTATGGGAGTTCATATTACAGCAAGTACCATTCCTGGCGGATTAACTCCAATATGTAATAAATGTGGGATTTCTTTGTGTTGGGATATATCAGATGAAGAATATAAGGAAGCTGTAGATTTTCGGGAAAAGTGGAAAAATAAACATGTGTGAAAAAGATTATTACTATCATTTAGTACCAATTAAATCCTGCGAACCTAATCCTAGTTTCAAAAAGGATTACTATGAAGTTCCTGGAAGATGCGAAAAAACATATGACGAAAAAGGAAACTTAGTTTCAATAAAATTTGATATTCAAAGAGTATACAGCATAGGGCCACAACCTAAATATAATATCACTTACGATGACTCTATAGAAATTGAATGCGAAGATTGTGGTCATAAATTTCCACTCAAAGAAATCAAACACTCAGAATATTTTGGCGACGAATTTGCTATGTCTGATACAATTTGCCCAAAGTGTTACGCTTACGACTGTTGTGCCCTTATTTATGAGGAAAAACCGGATGACGAAGGATTATTCTTTAGCAAGGGAAGTGACCTACTTCCTTAACCCAAAAACAAATCTCATCGAAGAGGCTTGCTTCGGCATTGTCTCTTTTGCTCATTTAACTATTTGTGAGAGAAGCGGTTTATGGTATAAAGTTAGGAATGAAGTTGTATCAAAAAATCCTTTTTGTACAATCTGTAATTCCAGCAGCAACTTACAAGTACATCACATAAAACCTTATCATCTTTATCCAGAACTGGAATTGACAGAAAGCAACCTTGTGGTATTATGTCTACAGCACCACTTTGACTTTGGACATTTCAGGGATTGGAAGGCGTACAACCCGACCTTCTCTGCTGACCTAAAGAAATTTAAGGAAAAAACTTATGCGAGGATTTCAGACAATAGCTTGTGTGCCTCATGAAAAAATTTTTAATCATCTTCAAGTTATAGATATAGCCCAAAAGATGGACGGATATAATTATGTAGATACAAACATAGACAAGGAATGGACTGTTAAATATAACGACGAAGAATTAAGAGGGTTTGGAAGAATCTCATATCTAAATAATAGCGTTGCTTATTTAGGTCCAACTTATGTAAGTCCAAAATATAGAGGACAAGGTTTACAAGAAAGTTTAATTCAAACAAGAGAACATCTAGCTCAAGCAAGAAATATTAAAAAACTCATAGCAATAACAGATACAGTAAATATTTACAGTTCAAATAATCTTATTAGACAAGGTTTTGAATTGAAAAAATTTAATTTCTGTTGCGGAGACGACCAATACAATATGTATATTACATTAGACGGAATTAATTTGATTAAGATTAATCCCAAAGAAAGTCTTTTTTGGGAAAAACAAATATGATTAACGCTGATAATTTATATCTTGGCTTAGATTTTTATTTCAATATTCTAAGAACAAATATTAAACTATATTATCCAGACGGATACTTTTTAGGAATATTATACGAAATTGAAGATAAAAAAGTAAAGATTATTCAAAGAGGATTAGTTTGTATTAATAATAAAATATATAAACTACCAGAAGAACATGAATTAATAGATATACCAAAAATGGAGATAAAATTCAATGAGGGTGAAATTCTGGTGCAATAACGGAGCAAATTGCAAATCTAAAAGAGAAGAAACATTCGACACTGAAGATTGGAACATTTCTAGTGAAGAATGGCATAATATGACTGAAGAAGAAAAAAATGGCCATCTTCAAAACTGGATTAATGATAGTATGGATAGCGGCTATGAAGAATTAGAAAGATATTGTGAAACTTGCGGTTGCTGTTACACTCCTGGCGATATTTGTGGTTGTCAAAGATAAAAAGAAAGCGAAGCTTATGGAACTCCTACAAGAATGGGCTAATAGAAATGCTCCCAAAGATGATTTAAAATATAAAGATAGTTTTTGGAATCAAATAATTTTTGTTAGAGATAAACTAGGAGGCATTCTAGCAAAAACATATGAAGAATACAAAAATTTAGTAAAAGTTGCATCTAATCATACTTCAAAAAGTGTACTATGTCCTGTTTACTATATGGAAATAGCAGAAGGAGTAAAAGTATGGATGAGATACAATTTTCATAATTGGAATATTTCTATAGAATCACCAATTCCAATAACATGCAATTTCTTAGGTTTGTTTAACGATAAAAACTATGGATATTGTTATTGTGAAGGTATGACAGAATTTAAATTTGATGAATACAAAAACAACAATAAGAAGTTTACAGTCTGTATAGATAATCATTATGATTGCTATGCATTTTTCTGGATTTTAAGAACTCATCTAGGTATTAAATATACATGAAAGTATTAGGTCTACTTCAGAATGCTTGGTCACCATTATATGCTGGAGGCATTTGGCCTAGAGAATCATGGTTAAAAGCTTTACATCGTTCTCGTAGCGGGCAACGACTAAGAATATTTACAGAAAATTGCCCAAATATAGAATTTTGGTGGGATAATACCACTCCTATAGTTGGAGATTCGCCGGATTCAGTAGTTAAACCGGATATAAATCACGTAAAAAAGGTATTGACAGAGCAAAAACCTGATGCTATAATAGCATTCGGAAAGCAAGCGGAAAAAGTTATTTCCCAAATACAAGTAAATGATGTAATCGTCATTTACACTTATCATCCAGCTTGCAGAATAGTTAAAAATTTGGATTTCTTAAAAATTACAGAAAGACTTAAGGAATTATGTCATCAATAATTGAAAAAGCTATTGAAATCGCATCATACGCTCATGATGGTCAATATAGGAAGTTTGGTAGTAAACTTCCTTACATTGTACACGTTGCTAGAGTAGCACAAGATGTACAAAATTCTTTGCTGGAATTAAAAGTACCATATGATAGCGAGTCAATGAAAGAAATGGTAGCGGCTTCATGGTTGCATGATACTATAGAAGACTATGCTATTCCAAATCATTTAGTCAGCAACTATTGCGATAAAATCAGAAACGGTTGCGGTAATAATGTTATAAACTTAGTTATGGAATTAACTAACCCTAGCAAATGGTTGCCAGAAGGAACTCTAAGAGAAGAAAAAAAGAGAGTTGATTTTGAACACATAGAAAAAAGTTCAAATATCTCAAAATTTATTAAGATGAAGGATAGGAAAGATAATCTTAAAGATTGCAGGCATAAAGATGTTCCTAAAAAATGGCTTGTAAAATATCTTCCAGAGAGTGTACAATTACTTAAGAAAGTAGCAAACGAAGATTGCCAAGACTTTAAAGAAGCGTTACTTATTATTGAAGAAATTAAATTCATGCATAATCTTGTTGAAGGAGACTTCAAATGAACAAAATGGTTTTTAAAACAGAATCAAATAAAAAAGCAGCTGATACAGTTAATGAAGCTGGTGGAAAAGCTTATTCTCTAGACGCAGAAAATGCTTTAGCACAATTAGCTGTTACAGGAACATTTAATAATACTTATTATGCTTCTGCTGGCGAACAATTAGATAAATTTCTTGAATGTGCAGAAAAGTGCAGACCAGAGTTTATAGCTAAGTTAGCTGTATATGCAAAAACTGAAAGTAATATGAAGGATACTCCAACTGCTCTGCTTGCATGGTTAGCAGGAAAGGGTCACACAGAATTAGTCAAAAAGATTTTTCCAAAAATCGTCGTCAACCAAAAGATGCTCCGTAACTTTGTTCAGCTTATTAGAAGCGGAAAGTTTGGACGGAAAAGCTTTGGTACTAGTTTGAAGAATTTAATTAAAGAATTTCTTTCTTCAAAAACCGGAGACGAACTATTTTCTGGTGCTGTTGGCAACAACCCTTCTCTTGCTGACATTGTAAAAATGATACATCCAACTCCAGAAAGTAAGACTAAAGAAGCTTTCTATGGTTGGTTACTAGGTAATAAAGAAGTAAAGAAAAGAAATCTTCCAGCACAAATTAAGCTTTTTGAAAAGTTTAAAGCTGGCGATACATCTGAAATTCCAAACGTAGATTTTAGAGTATTAACAGGATTAGAATTAAGTAACGAACAGTGGAAAGCTATTGCTGTTAATATGCCTTGGAATGCTTTAAGAATGAATATCAATACTTTAGCTAGACATAATGTTTTTGATGATATTCATTTAGTAAATGTAATTAGTGAAAAACTTGCTAGTGAGAATGCGGTAAAATACAGCAAAGTTTTTCCTTATCAATTATTTACAACATTCCAAAATTTAGAGCCAAATATTCACATGGCTATTAAATTAGCTGTGCAAAAAGCGGCAGAATACGCTACTTATAACATTCCTGATTTTGCTAAAGATTTAGTAGTTTGCGTTGATACAAGCGGAAGTATGGAGTCTGCTATTACAGGAGAAAGAAAAGGTTCAACATCAAAGACAACCTGCGTTGAAGTAGCAGCATTGTTTGCTTCTTCTGTATTAAGAAGAAATGGAGCTAGAACAACTATATTACCATTTGATACATCTGTTAAATACGTTGTTCTTAATCCATTGGATTCTTTAATGACAAATGCTCAGAAACTAGCTTTGCATGGTGGAGGCACAGATTGTTCTTGTGCTTTGAGACACTTGAACTTAAATTCAACTAAAGCTGATTTAGTTATCTTTATTAGTGATAATGAAAGTTGGATGAATAGCGGAAGATTATCATATGGAAAGTCAACGCAAATGCAAAGAGAATGGGATGTTTTCAAAAAGAATAATCCTAAAGCTAAGTTAGTCTGTATAGATATTCAACCATATACAACTACTCAGGTTTTAGGAAACAAGGATGTTCTCAATGTCGGAGGTTGGTCTGATTCTGTATTTAAAGTAATTGATAACTTCGTAAATAATGATAGTAGAGATTTTGCTAAAATTATACACGATGTAAGTATATAAAAAGTGTAAAAAATGACTTGCTAAGCAAGTCTTATCCCGGTGTGGAGCAGCGGTAGCTCATCGTCTTCATATGTCGAGGGTCGTTGGTTCGAATCCAACTGCCGGGACTATTTTAAAAGATAAAATCTATATGAAACAAGAAATTAAAACATTAGCTATTGAATTAAGAAAACAAAATTTGACTATTACAGAAATAGCTAAACAATTAAAGGTTGCTAAAAGTTCAATCTATAATTGGACAAAAAATATAAAAGTTAACATCAAAAGAAAAATAAACATTACAATCAATCATAGAGAAAGATTAAAAGATTTTTCGGAAAGATGCAAACAAAAAAGATTATCATATCAAGAAAATGGAAGAAATGATATAAACAGGAATCATTGGGAACATGCTGCCGGATGTATGCTGTGGTGGGGAGAAGGAAGTAAAAACAAACATAATGTATCAGTAACTAATTGTGATGTAGATTTACTTAAATTTTTTATGTTTTTTCTACGAAAATATTATTTGGTTGAAAATAAAGATATTTATTTATACATACAGCATCATGGGAATATACCAGATGATGAAATAATTAATTATTGGAAAAAACAGTTATCTTTAGAAGATATTACAAGATATAGTCTTTTTAAGAAACCTAAAAAATCCAGTAAAACTAAACATAAATATGGTATATGTAGAATCACAGTTGGAAGCACTAAAATAGTTAATCAGATTTGGGGAAGCGTACAAGAATATATAGGTTTTGAAAAAGAAGGTTTGTACTAATGTATAGTGGTGTATTTCTCTTTATTTCTCTTTACATACTAATACCATCAATTATATTTACTTGTTTGAGAATGGAAAAAACTTTAGATAAAGGTGCAAGAGCATTTTTTGGTTTAATGCATATATTTTTGCTGTGCTTTGCGTTACTAAACACAAGTGATTTAAATTTTAGAGAAAATGTTGTTCATCCAAGAATGTGCGTATGCGTTAACCAATACGGTACGTGGTATGATAAAGCTATATTCTATACTTGCGTGTCTACGTCGGTTATACTATTAATAGCTCCAACAATCTTTAATGATAAGAAAGATAACTAAAATGAATCCATACGAGTTAATAATACTTTTATCGCTAATCCTTTCTACAGTAACGGGAATAATGACTTGGATGGTTATTAGAGGAAAAGAATTAACTGAAAATAAAAAAACAAATAAATTCTTCCCAATGTTCTTATCAATGTCTTTATCTTTTTTATTTATGTTTAGCTTTTTATCAAGTTTAGAAAACTGTAGAACTAATACAAAAAACGAAGTTATACAAAACAATAATGACAACAATAATGGTTTATTGTTATGGTTTGTATGGACAAAAGCACTTATTTAAAGGCGAAGCCATGAAATTTACAACAACTCACGACGGTTTAGATAATCTAGTTGGAGTATGGATAGATTTAGACGAAAAGTCTACTCTAGCTGTATACGCCGACGAAAAACAAGGTATAGTATTTGGTTATTATCACGATAGAAACAAAATTAAATTTGGTTGTAATTTAGCAATTTCATTTAGGTTTGATGGTACTGTTAGTCTACAGTATGCAGATGAAGAAAATGCAGTTGTAAAAGAGTTAGATAAAGAAAAATTACTAAAAGTAGTAAAATCTTTTTATGAATTAATTTCAACAGTGAAATAATATGACTATTAATCAGTTAAATAACTATAAAAACAAAATGCATCATAAAGCAGTCTTCAATCTAAAAGACGGTTCAAAAACCGAAGGTTTTATGCAACCTTGGGACGATGAATTTGTTTACTTAACACTTAACGAAGGTTCTAGTGGTGGGAAAGTTAAAATCGCAGACATAGTTTCAATTTCTTTCCCCAACGATTAGGAGTTTTTGGAAAAACTCTCTTGACTTTGGTCAAAACCGTGTTATGATATAGATGTAAGTTGATGGCAGAGATAAATTCAAGCCTCCATGTATGTAGTGTAGTTCATGAATCAACTTACTGTACGGGTCGGTAGTTCAACTGGCAGAACAACAGAATCTATCTGGAGATTATGGTTCGAATCCAACGACTCGTCTGCAACGAATGCTTAAAACGAAGTACATCACTGTTAATGATACCAAACTTTGTTTTGTTTTTGTCGTTGCTTTTATGTGGGTGTAGCTCAACCCGGTAGAGCGAAACTAAAAAAGTTTAATATTAAAACTTTGTTTCAACTCGAAAATGCTATATTGAACTACATTGAAGAAGTTTAGGTTATAGGTTCAAATCCTGTCGCCCACACTAGTAGGCTGAATGCTCCGATAGGACTACATTACTTATGGTTGTAAAAAAACGTCTTATCAATCCTTGTCAGTCTCCTATTTTTTTTGGAGTTTATTAAAATGGACGACGATTATTGGAATTGCGAATGTCGTTACGTTGAAAAACGTACAGAGAACGAAGATGTAAGAGTTATTTCTAACGAATTTAATAAATTGCTTTTTAAGCAATGCCCAAAATGCAAAAGACCAATGCAACTAAAATCAGATGATAAATTATTGGTATGATACATACGATGTAGTAGATTTAATTACCAAAAAAGCTGAATTTTGTAGAAAAGATTTAACGATTAGAATTTTAGCCGTGCTGCTATTATTCTTGTCGTTTTTTTGTTTTTTCTACGCTGGTTCAGAATACGGTAAATCACAAATTAGAGAAGAAGCTGAGTTTGCCGGTGTTGGTCAATGGGTGGATGTAGCACTAGACCGTAAGATATTCGTATTCAAAAAGAGGTTTTAATATAAAATGGCTAGGTCAGCATATATATATCACTTGTATAAAGATGGACAGAGACTCATAAGTGCCACTGTGAAACACGAAATTCTTCATTATATAAAAAATAATAATTGCTACAATCAAAGCTTGTTCAGGCTCACAGTAAGCGGTGACTGTAGTGTAGGCGAAACCGAAGTTTTGGGCTGGAGAAATATACCAGTTAAAGGCGAACCTATCATTAATGCAGATAATAAAGTTGTAGGACATGTAGATAAAGTAATAGAAGGCCCAACACCAAATGGAAATTATATAGTTACTAATAGAGAAAATATCAAAATAACAATTAATTACGATAAAACGAAAGATGAAGTATGCAGAACTCCAGAAGGAGTACAATTCTTGAATAGAACACAAATATGGAAGTGGGTTACTATTAAAAGATATAGTAAATGTGAAAAAATTGTTCGGAATTAGCTTGTTTTTTTCTGAGATTGGTTGTATTATAGTTCTAGGTTTGAGTAAAAAACTAAGCAGAGAGAAGAATATTTATTTGGAGAAATTGCGATGAAAAAAATTTTGGTTTGGCTTCTTGTCACTACTATTGCTTGTGTTTCTATTGGTTTAGTAACTTTCGAAGGAGCGAAAAAAATTATTCTCTCTAAAGAGGTTTTAGAGACTAAGTTTAAAGGAAAGGTTTCCTCTGCTAAGAATGACGCTTCGTACTTCGTTGATATTACAATTCAGTCTAAGTTTGTTGACGACAGAATTTATATAATATACTTATGGAATGGTGGAGATTATCCTGCGAGTATAGACTTCGATAGTTCTAATCTCGCACACCCTGAAGGTATGCCTAAATTTATTATAACTAATAAGAAAGTTCAAGAAAAACACTTGGATAAAGTATTAGTAAAGTACGATACTTTTTTCTTAAATATTGAGAATGAAAAGGTTTTACAATTATCAGTTCCACATTATTCATTACCGGAGTAAAATATGAAGAATTTAGCGATTTTTGTTTTAGGTGTAGCTTTATCATTTGGAGTAGGTCTTACAGCTGGAAAACATTGTCCTTGGTTTGAACAGACATGTAAGACTTCGTGCTGCTGCCCATGCGGACCAAAATGTGATTGCGAAAACTGCGACTGCTGCAAAGCTTGTCCTGGTCATAAGAAATAACCACATTACGATTTACGGATTGTAATATACCCTGCCCTTGCGACAGGGTTTTTTTATTAGAGGTATTCATGAAAGTCATAGTAGCTGGTTCACGAACTATTCTCAAATATCCAGTGGTTGAAGAATGTATTTTGGATGCTATAAAGAAAAATAATCTTTTTATATCTGAAATTGTATCTGGTAGAGCTAAAGGACCGGACCTACTTGGTGAGACTTGGGCACTAAAAAACGGTGTAAAAATTAGTGCCTTCCCTGCTGATTGGAAAAAATACGGAATATCAGCCGGATTTATCCGAAATCAAGAAATGGCAGATTACGCGGATGCTCTTATTGCTATTTGGGATGGACAGTCTAACGGGACTTTGGATATGATAGAAAGAGCTAAAGAAAAAAATATTCCTATTTTTGTTTACATACGGAGCTAAATCATGTTGTTATTAGTCATAGATAATGAACAAGAACAACGAAAAAAAGAACTTTATTCTAAAGAATTAGATGTAGAGGGTGTATTAGTTTCCAATTCTTTTGGTGAAGCTAAAGAAATAATAGAAGAATTACATCCTAATGTGCTTCTAATTAATCATGTTATTATTGAAAATATAGCATTAGAAACATCTCAACTTAGAGAATTATCTGAAATTTATAGAGGAACAATTATTGCTGAAGTAGAAAACGCTGAAATAGGAGCGACTTTAGTTAAACAAAAATTAATCACGGATTTTTTCGTTACAAATAAAGACGAGAAAAAAGAGTTAGAAGAATTAAAGAAAGTTTTCGAAAATTCACTACTTAAACATGATATCACAAAATGTATAAGTTCTGCTGAAAAACAATTAGATAAAATATTAGAATTACAAAAGAGTTTCTAATGAGCGAAGCTATCATAGGCACAATAACAGGTATTGTTGGTGCGTTCTTTGGTGCTTTTGGAAAGTGGTTATTAGACTGGAAAAAGGATAGACATAAGGATGATTTAGATAAAGACGGACAAGAACATCATCAAAAACTTGATAATAATGACCAAGCGTTTACACTTTATAAAAGTTTAGTTGAAAGCTTAACTAAAGAATTAGAGTCTATCAAAACAAAAACAGAAGCTTTAGAAGATAATTATATCAAAACAAAAGTAGAGAATGCTTCTCTGCTCACCGAAAATAAATTTCTGAGAGAACGCATTTCTGAGCTTGTCAAAAAGACTTAACGTGTTATAATATAGCTAACCGAAGGAGAATCCTATGGCTAGCTCTGTTCATTACTGCTTGAAACACAAATTAATCACCCCACCAGATTTTATTAAAACAAATCTGCATTATGAAACAATAATGGGGAGCCGTGCTTACGGTCTAAGCAAAAATAATAAAACTTCAGATTATGATATTTATGGATTTTGCATTCCTCCAAAAAGTATAGTCTTTCCCCATACAGCCGGATACCTGATAGGATTTGATAATGATTATCCGAAATTTGAACAGTGGCAAGAACATCATGTTCAGGATGAATCTTCTGGTAAGGAATTTGATTTCACCATATTTAATCTCGTCAGATATTTTCAATTACTTTTTGACAATAACCCTAATATCATAGATTCTTTGTTTACTCCCGAAACTTGTGTTAAGCATATTACAGCTATCGGACATTTGATTAGAGATAATAGAAAAATGTTTTTGAGTAAGCAATGTTGGAACAAACTGCGAGGATATGCAGTTTCACAGTTTCACAAGCTAGAGAGTAAAGAACCAGAAGGTAAGAGATTAGAATATATAGAAAAATATGGATACGATGTTAAGTTCGGTTATCATTGTATGAGATTGCTAGGCGAAGCTGAACAAATATTATCTACTGGAGATTTAAACCTTACTACAAACAGTAAGGAACTAAAAGCAATTCGAAACGGTGAATGGAGTTTTGATAGACTAAAGAAAGAATTTGAAGTCCGCAAACTCGCCGTTGAGGAAGTTTTCCATAAATCAACCTTGCCAATTCTTCCAGACCGTGTTAAAATAAGGGAGCTTCTGTTGCAAGCTTTGGAAATGCATTATGGTCATATCAACAATGATGCTATCAATAGAGTTGATTTGCCAATTAGAACATTACAGAATATAAATAAGGAACTTCAGAAGGTAAGAAAACTCTTATGAGTCATTATAGAACAGACGTACATTGTAGTCATAGATGGTTAGACACTTCATATCATGGGAGTCCATCTTATGAATGTGATTTTTGCGGAGTATATGAATATAAAAAAGAAGCTAAAGAACCGTGTCCAAAAGCTGAAGAATGTTTAAAGAAAGAAGCTAGAAAAAAAGAGATAGATGATTATTGGGAATATTGCAAAATGAGAAGAGAAAAAGAAAAATTTGACCAACTTCACGCAAAATTTTGTACAAAATATAATAATGAAAAATCCAGCCGCAGCAATAGAAATATTTCTTAATAACAAAAAAGATATAATGCTTGATAGAATGGAAAAAGCTTTAAGAGAAATATCTAAAATGAATATAATCCAAAGAGCTTTATATGCTTCTGATTTAGCAGATAAAACATTAGGTATTGGAAAATATTGGAATAAATAAGTATAAAACAATAAACGGAGAAAATGATGTATCAAACAGTTAAAGAAGTTAGAAATTTCGGCGTAAGCGAACAATATTTTCGAAAATATATCGTTATCAATGAAAAGTACGGAGTTTTAAAGAAAATAGTTTCTTCGGAAAAATTTAATGCTCTTACAGGTTGCGGCGAACAAAGAGAAGTGGTTGGTTCGCATGTCAAAAAAATTATTTCTGAAATTGAAAACGGCGACTTTACGCCAACAGCGGTTTCTTGCGGTTTGAGGGATGAGCAAAGAGGGACGTTGACTTTTGACGGAAACAAAGTTTCGCTCCGCTTAGAGGACGGTCAGACTATTCCTCTCTTGGATGGCGGGCATAGATTAGAGGCTTTACGTTTATTGTCGGAGTTAGACAAGTATAAGGAAAGAGTTGATAATTGTGATATTACTTGTTTAATCTACTTAGATGGTAATACGAAAAAAGATTTCTTGAATCTCCAATTAGGTAGACCAGTAGACCGCTCACATCTACACAGTTTGACAATTCAGGAAAAACTTTCTAAGTCTAAGGATAGCAAGGCACTCTTCCTTGCTTATGAAACAACTAAATTACTTAACTCTAATGAAAAATCGCCTTTTTATAATCAAGTTCGTTTTGATAGTCTTGGTGCTGCCGGTTTACCTGTCAGTTCATTAAACGGAAAAGGTGCTTCTGATATTGCTTGCTCTTTAGTTGGTGGAGCTAGAATAGCATTAAAATTTAATAAAGATGCAAAATGGTTGTCAGATTGTGTTGTAACGGCTTTCACTTATGTTAAGGCTCAATGTCCTGAATTAATGAATCCAGGAATGCCTCTTTGCCCGCCACCAAATGGTACTAAGGGTGCTGCAACAATGTTGGTAGCATTAGGTAATATGCTTGCTTACAGAGTTTGTTTAAAAAATTCTAATTCTCCTGATAATTCAGATATTGAAGCATTAGTATTAGCTGCTAAAACTACATTTAATCAAGCTATTAATAAAAACTTTTCTGGTCCTGTTAAGAGAGCATTAATAGGAACCTTTTCTTCAAAAATGTTTGCGAAAATGCTTGACGAGAAGGAATATTGGAATACAATACCTTTAGGTCTGATTGAGCTAATGTCTGTTTCAACTTTTGCTGTTCCTAAGCTTGAAAAAGTAAAAGAAGAAAAAGTTCCTAGTGAACCTAAGAAAAAAGGAAAAAAGAAAGCTGATGCTCCAGCAACAGAAGAACATCAAACAGAAGTAAAACAGGATTTGTTTAACGAGTCTAATAATAGCGAAACCGCTCCTTGGGATGAGGTTCAAGGATGAAAGAAAAGCTATTAGAAGCGTGTGAGAAAATAGAATCTAAATTATCTTCTATAGCCGATTTAGAAGGAATAAGTATAACACGTATAGATGATGTGCTTAATCGGAAAATTAATTTTTATATACATGTTAATAATTTTAAAGAAATATGTTCTTTTTATTATAAAGAAATTGATAAAAAAAATGTAAATGAAATTGTTAAAGATTATATCTATTGCTATTTTAGAAAATATAACAAGAATTTTGTAAAAACAAAGGCAAATATAAATAGTTTTGCTGATGGATTTTCGGAGGTAAGTTAAATTGGATTGGTTTACGTCAGATACTCATGCTTTTCATGAAAATATTATTAAATATTCAAATAGACCATTCTCTTCGGTAGATGAGATGAATATTTGTATGGCTAATAATATTAACGCAAAAGTTCAAAAAAATCATACTTTATATCATTTAGGAGATTGGGCTTTTGGTGGTTTAGCAAATACAATTAAGTTCAGAGAAATGATTAATTGCTCAAATGTAGTTTTAATTATTGGAAACCATGATAAACATCATTTAAAGCATGAGTCATTTAGAAAATTGTTTAGTAGGATATATGATTTATATGAGGTTCGTTCTGAAGGAAAAACAATTGTATTATTTCATTACGCGATGAGAGTATGGGACAAGTCTCATCATGGCAGATATCATCTATATGGACATTCTCATGGTAGTCTATATGATGACCCAAATTCTCTTTCATTTGATGTTGGTGTAGATTGTCATAATTTTCAACCATTGAATGTAGCTGATGTTACAGCTATTATGTCTAAGAAAACTTTTAAACCAATAGACCATCACGGTAGAAGAGAGTAAAATGGATATCAATCTTTATTGTCCAATTAATCAGCTTGGTTATGGAATAGCCTCTCTTAATATAACAAAATCTTTAAGTAACAGAGGAAACGATGTTTTCTTGCACCCTATTGGAAATGTAGAAGTTCCGGCAGAAGATAAAGATTTGATTGTGTCTAAAATAAAAGCTTCATTAGATTATAATAGACATGCCACATGTTTAAAAATATGGCATCAAAATGACTTAAAGACTATGATTGGTAAAGGTCAACATATAGGATTTCCATTTTTTGAATTGGATAAATTTAACGAAACCGAAGTTAGTTCTCTACAACATTTAGATAAAATTTTTGTTACTTGCGAATGGGCTAAAGAAATATTAGAAAATAATAATGTAATTGTGCCTACGTATATTACGCCTTTAGGAGTAGACAGAAACTTATTTAATGAAAATCTTTCTTTTAAAGAAATTTTTCCAAGCCATAAAACAGCGACAAAATTTCTAGCTATTGGAAAATGGGAAGTTAGAAAAGGTCACGATGTTTTGCTAGATATTTTTTGCGATACGTTTAAGCCTGAAGACGACGTTATGTTAATAATGAATTGCTTTAATCCTTTTATTGGACCTAAAGGAAATCAAGAATGGACAGATATGTATCTCAATTCTCCAATGAAAGAAAAGATAGCTATAATTAATACTAGATTACAAAATCAAAAAAATGTAGCTGAACTTATAATGAATTCAGATTGCGGTTTATTTCTTTCAAGAGCAGAAGGTTGGAATCTTGAATTGTTAGAAATGATGAGTTGCGGTAAATATGTTATAGCCACAAATAATACTGCTCATTCAGCTTTTGCTAATAATAAAAATGCTATGCTAACAACTTTAAAAATAAAAGAATCTGCTTATGATGGAGTTTTCTTTAAAAATCAAGGTAATTGGGCTACTTTTGAGAAGCAAAATTTTGATGAAATTTCTCAACATATGTTAAATGTTCACAAGAAGAAACAAAGCGGAAAGCTTGATATTAATCTAGCAGGTATAGAAACAGCTAAATTCTTATCGTGGGATAGAACTTGTGAAAATATAGAAAGAGCTATAAATGCCTAAGAAAAATTTTGTTAGAGATTTAAATATAGGAAGCGTTGGAGAAGATATAGTCTCAAATATATTTAAGCAACATGGAATAGATGTTGTCTTAAATAAAAACAAGGATGTAAAACATGATATATTAGTTAAGTATAATAAAGATTTTAGAATAGAAGTTAAATACGATTTGTACTCAGCAAAATCTGGTAACGTGGCAATAGAGTTTTACAATCCTAAAACTGGTAATAACAGCGGCGTAGCAATTACCGAAGCTGAGTTATGGGCACATATCATCAATAATGGCGAATCTGTTTGGCTTACATCTGTAAAAAAACTTAAAAATTTCATGAGTAAAACTCAAGGTAGAATTATACCTACAGCTGGAGATGGTAACGCTGCTCTTTGTCTTTACAAAATTGAAGATATAATGCCTGTAATATTCTATGAAATCAAAAATATTTCCAAAGAGGAATTATTAGTAATACTAGAGATACTATTAAATGAGTGAAACATATAAAAAATATTCAATACAAGTAGGAATTTTTGTTTGCTCTTTAGACTTACAGCATAAAAATGACCCTTTGATATTGACAGAAAAGAATTCTTGTGGTACAATACCATCAGTAAACTATGACAATAAAGAGTCATACAAAGCTGCTTGTGAACTAATAGAAGAAATAACTGGAATTAAAGCTTTTGACGGAATAGACGGTTGGATAATACTTGATAATAAACCTTTCTTAATCGAAGAAGTATCAAAAAATCAATTAAAAATTGTCTATGTTTCAGTAGTTCCAGCTGTAATAAAACTTAGAGATGAATCTAAGTACGAATGGAAGAAAAGCAGTTTATTAATCAATGAAATTAAAGATATCAAAAATTTAATAATCAAAGCGAGTAATTCAATATGAGATGGTTTTGGCAAAAAAAAGAAAAGGAAAATACTAAAGACAGATTAAGAGAATTGATAGAAGCTTGCGGTAATGGAATTTTCTTTGGTATGACTCCTGACGGCAATATAAATTTATACCCACTTGCTTTAGAAGAGGATTGGCACGATGTTCCTCAAAAGTTAGGTTATGATTTGGGTAAGTTAACATGTATTATCACTACTGAAAAATTTTTAGAATTAATGAAGAAAAGTATACCAGCAATGGTTGCTAAAGGAATAAATGGAGAAACTGTAGCTAACAGTTTTAAAGCTATAGTAACCAACATAGAAAAAAATAAAAATTTACCATCAATATCACCGACAAGCGTTTTTAAACCATGATAACGGCAAGAATTCTATTAGATAGTATAAACTGCGTTGGTTGCAGATTAACAACATACATATTAACATATCCAAGATTTATACATTCTGAAGTAATGACTCATAGAATGTTTTCTAGAAATGCTGCTAGTTCTAGAGCTATTCCAATATCTAAAATGGTTGAACAGATATTGAAGTGTCCAGCTATGCCGGTGACTTGGGGTATAAATCAAAAAGGAATGCAGGCAGAGAAAAATCTGAGCAAGGGAGACGCTGACCTAGCAGAAAAAATTTGGTTTGAGGCGATGTTCGATGCAATTTCTTCTGCAAAAAAATTAGAAGCTCTTAAAGTCCATAAACAAATTTCCAACCGTCTTATGGAACCTTTTTTCCATATTACTACTCTTCTTACCGCTACAGACTTTGGTAATTTCTTTATTCTAAGGGCACACAAAGACGCTCAACCAGAATTTCAGGATTTAGCTTTCAAGATGAAAAAACTTTATCTTGAAAACACACCTTCCTTGCTTAATCCTGGAGAATGGCATCTGCCGTTTATGGATAAGTTTTTAGACCCTGACTTAACCATAGATGAAAAACTGAAAATTTGTGTTGCTAGAGCGGCTAGAGTTTCTTATACTACACATGATGGAGATATCTCTAAAGAAAAAGACTTTGAATTACACGACGATTTAGTTAATAATGGTCACTGGTCGCCGTTTGAACATTGTGCTTATGCTTTAAATTCTCCAGCTAGAATTGGTAATTTTAAAGGTTATTGTCAATACAGAAAACGCTTTTCTAATGAGAACAAAGAAAATGAATTCTACAACCAAAGAAGTTAAGTTTATGAAATGGGAAGACCCGCTACTAGCAGGTCTTGCCAATAACACAAGTGAAGACGAAGATGAAGAATGGAATGAAAATAAAGCTGATAAAGCAACTAAAGTAAGCGGTCCTTTTTTAGTTGGTTCAATAGGAATTATACCAATAAATGAAGGTAATGTTCCAAGTAAATTATTTAATTTTTGGATGATGCATACTAATTTTAGCATTACTCCCAAGCTTATTGATAAAATGGAAGCTGTTAACGGAGTAGAAACATTAGATGTTTGGACTAGATACAGAGCAAGAATTGGTATTGGTAAGATTTTTGACGAAACAGAAGTGTTAAATGATATTGAGAAGGAGTTATGTTCTGAAGAAAAGGATTCAATAGATATCTTGAAAAAAGATTTAAAGTCTAAATATAAGTTCTGGGCAATAGTAGTTTCAGATAATAAGGTAATTCCTTTTGTTGGTAAAAGTAAAGAAGAAGTAGAAGGTAAAGTATCAAGCTTTAAAACTGAACAAATTTTACGCTCATGGGAGTAATTAATGGCAAGCAAAGATAATGAATTAGCTGAAAAAATTTTACAACATCATTTTGATAAGAGAAGAATATTTGTTTGGGATGAAATTTCTACTAACTCGTCTTATGACGTTATTCAACAAATGTACTATATGTATGAGAATGACGCAAAACTTCCTATCACTCTATTGCTGAATAATGATGGTGGTTCTGTTACAGATATGTTAGCTATAATAGACGAAATGGAAATCTTAAAAAATAAAGGTGTAGTTATATCTACAGTCGCATCAGGTATGGTAGCTTCTGCTGCGGCTTATATATTTATTTTTGGCACTAAAGGTTATAGATTTGTTAGAGATTCTGCTACTATAATGTTACATCCTATATCTTATACTATTCCAGAAGATTATATAAAATATCAGGAGAAATACAATGACTATATCAAAGAGAATAATACTAACATTCTGGAAAAAGTCGCTAAGACAATTAAGAAAAAAGTTTCAAAATTCACTAACGATATAGATTGTGGACTATGGTTAAAGGCTCGCGATGCCGTTGAATATGGCGTAGCCGATAAAATTTTAACAGAACCTCTACGATGAGACTGTTAAGGAATGGGTGAAAATGAAAAATAATGTTATTTCGGACGAGGATTTTAAGAAAGCCTTAAATGATGTTGATAATAAGAAAATCATCAAAACAGTTTTAAGCAAATTTGACAAATATTTGGATTTAGAAGAAAGAAAATCTTGCGGTCTTATAGGTTTATGGAGATGTCTACAAGGACATAAAAGTTCTTTTAACAGAAAATTTACTTCATCTCTTTGGAATTTTGTTAAATGGGCTTGTATTAATGAAGTTAAGAAAAAGTATAGGCATACTTACATATCTTTAGATGATAATCTTCATAGTAATAAAATCAGCAATAACAAAATTTGCATGATTAATGAACTTAAAGATTCTCTTAACTCTTTAAATCCAGAACTACGAGAGGTAGTTGAAGAATATTATTTTGGAAAATATACTTTAGAAGAAATTGGGAAACATCATGGTTATTCTGGCGAATATGCTAGACAGAAAATACAAAAAGGTATTAAAGAATTAACTAAAATTTATATGTAATGGAGAGAAAAATGTCACCAGACGATTTACGAAAGTATGTGAATATTGCAGTTCAGATGTTAGATTTCTTCTCTGTGTTTTCAAAAAATGAAAATGTTAAGAGCGTTATCGAAGCAATCAAGAAAGTTCTAAACGAACAATGGTTCCTTGAACTTGTAGCTTTACTAATTAACACGTTAGGAAAGTCTGAAGAAGTTAAAAAAGTTTTAGCCAGCTTGAAAAAGTAAAAACAGTTTTTTATCATTAAGATGGCACGGTTAAATACTGTGTCATCTTTTTTTATTAATCGAGGAAATTATGAATAAATTTATACCAACAATACTTTTCGTTTTATTTTTAAATGTAAATTTATTTGGTCAAGAATTACCAGTACATAAAATTACAGGCAATGAAGCTCCTGTTGACTTAGGAGAAGTTGTAGTCTTAGGTTTAACGCCTATTGATAAGAAACCTACTGGTTATCTATCACATAGCGTAGACTGGCAAATACTTGATGTATACAAAGGCGAAATCAAATCTAAGTTATATCATTGGAAAGATTCCGAAAAAATCTTTTTTGGTTCTGGAATAATCAAGAGAAGATTATACATATACGCGAATGTTGCTTATTTGTATACAAATAACAAAGTGTTTATAAAAACTATTAGCGGCACATTAGATATTGGTGGAGCTAATCCTGGTCCTGACCCAAATCCTAATCCTGAACCAGACCCATCGTTTCCAGACGGAAGATATAAGTTATCTGCAACCGTATATAAACTAGCTAATAAAAATGTTCCTGCTGATGCTAAAAATGGAGCGGCAGAAATAGCTAAATCATACAAGAGTATTTCTACTAGAATAGCTGCCGGTACACTCACAAAACCTGAAGAAATTTTAATAGAAGTCACAAAAACTAATAAAAAAGCGTTAGCTGATGTTAATATTCCAGCTGAAAAATGGGACTCATTCTTTACTGATTTACAAGAAATAGTGTATGCATTATATACAGATAGAAAATTAGTAAATAAAGATGATTTTAAAGCAGCTTTTGACGAAATAGCATTAGGTCTAGAAAAAGTAAAGGTGAACTAAAATGTCTGCAATAGTACAAGCTTATCAAAACGGCACGGTTAAAGGTTGGGGCGGCGAACAGCTAGCTAAAGAAGCATGGAATATGCTTAGAGGTAGTTCTTCATTTAAAGATATGAAGCACCTATTGGTTGGTAGACCTGTTGGTGAAAAAAGAAAGATGTTTCTTTATCAGGTAGTAAGAAAAGTTTTAGGGAAAGACACTCTTAATTACCCACAAGAAATTGGAGATTGTGTAAGTTTTGGTGCTAAAAACGCATCTGAATATTTAGAATGTTGTGAAATATTTATGAAAGGCGATTTAGAAAAATTCCGAAACGTATTTCCTCCATATTTTTATGGTACTGGAAGAGTATTTATTGGTAACGGCAGTCTTGGTAATAGTGATGGAAGCTTAGGTTCATGGCAAGCTGAAGCTGTTATTAAGTATGGCGTTCTTGCTTCTGATGAAACAGGAGTTCCTAAATATGCTGGTAGCGTAGCTAAGAAATGGGGTTACAATCCAGGTCCACCTAAAGAATTTGTTGAATTAGCTAAAATACATCCTATTAAGTCAGCAGCTAAAATTAATAGTTGGGATGAATTGGTAGCAGCTATTTGTAATGGTTACGTATGTACTGTAGCTAGCGACCAAGGTTTTACTATGGAACCTAGAAGCGATGGTTTCCATGCTGGTAGTGGAAGTTGGGCACATCAAATGTGTATTATGGGTGTTGATGAAACATACACAGAAGATTATGCTCTTATTTTAAACTCTTGGGGAGATGTACACGGTCGTCTAAAAGATTTCCAAACAAATGAAGATTTGCCTGTGGGTGTAATTAGAGCAAGAAGAAAAGTTATCGAAAACATGATTCGTGCTGGAGAATGCTTTGCTTATTCTCAATTTGAAGGTTTCCCAGAACAACCAATTGATAAAAAATTATTCAAGATGATTTAAGGTGATTTATGAATAAGATATATGGATTGATAATTGCTTTAGCAATAGTCTCTTCAGCAAACGCTGATAATGGCTTAAATAAAAATAAATTTAAAATGATTATGACAGACCTTGATAGTCTATCTGTGCAAATTGATAATATCAAGGCAAAACTAAAAGAAATAGAATCAAATGATGTTTTCTCAACTGTAAACGAAAGAACAGAAGTAGTAGAAGAATATACTTACATTTGCGATAGTAAAGGTTGTAAAAAAGTTAAAATAGACCCAGATAGAACTAGAGTATATACAAGAAATGGTTTATTTAGATGTATTCATGATGATGGAACTGAATTAACATGGAACGGTAAATCGTGGTATCGAGAACAAGTAACTCAACAAGCACCAATTTTAAATTCTATACCTTTTTTAGGTAATTTTAGTGGTGGCAACTGTTCAGGAGGAAGATGAAGATAATCTTTTTATGCAGTAGTTTACTGCTTGTCGCCTCTTTATACTCTGACGAAAGTCTGATTAAAAACGTAGAAAAAGTTAATTACAATACTGTATCTATTATAAATGACCCAAATAACTTAGAAAAAAGTTTAGGGGGAACGGGTCTTATAGTTAATAAGAAAAATAAAACATATGTATTGACTAATAATCATGTTGTTGAAGGACTAAAAAATAAACTGTTTGTTTTTAAAGTCGATGAGAAGTCAAAATTAATTGTTAATACTAAAGTTTTAGCAACATCAAAAGAGATAGATGTAGCTGTATTAGAATGTTCTATTGATTTGAGTTCATGTACTAAAAGTACGGAATTTGAATTTGATAAAAAATGTATTAAAAAAGGAATGGATGTCTTTTATTATGGAGATTTTGCACATTGGGGCAAATATGGAGATTTAGCAGTCACTAAAGGAATACTTTGTTATGATTCTGGAGAGCATCTGATTTGCCAATTAACAGTATTACCAGGATGCAGCGGTGGAGGAATGTATGATATGAACGGTAAATGCATTGGAATGGTAAGAGCTAGATTTGAATTCGTGGGGGCACAGGTTATTCCGATAAATGATATTAAAGATTGGGCTAATAAAAATAAGTTGTCCTGGCTTTTTTCCAATTGACATATTCAGATATCATGATACAATAGCATAGAATTAACACTCTATGCTATTTTTTTTGCATTTCTTTGTGTCGCAGTAACTCCAGCAGGGTAAAAGTATTCTATCCTACCTTAGAATAAATAAAAATATGCTGGAGATAAAAAAATGAATGAAGGAACACTAATGCCAAATGTTAGCGTCAAGAAACGCCACGGAAATACAGAACCTCTTATTTTGGATAAAATAAATAAATCAGCAGAAAGGGCATGCGAAGGGTTAGAAAATGTGTCTGCCAGCGAAATCGTTCTTGACGCAAGCTTTCAGTTGTATGACGGTGTTCCCACCATTGAAATTGATAAGTCTTTAATCCTTTCCGCCAGAGCTAAAATTGAAAAAGAACCAAATTATAGTTATGTAGCAGCTAGATTGCTATTGAATAATTTATACAAAGAAGTTTTTAATACTGGCGTAGAGCATGATTTATTCGAAGACCAGTACAAACAAGCGTTCATTGATAATTTGTACGAAATGGTCGATGCTGAAAGAATCAATCCAGAATTATTAAATTTTGATTTAGAGATGTTATCAGAAGCTTTAGTAATAGAAAGAGATTTAAAATTTAAATATCTTGGCATACAAACAATTTATGATAGATATTTAATTCACATCGAAGGAAGAAAGATGGAAACACCGCAAGCTTTCTTTATGAGAGTAGCGATGGGTTTAGCTTATGATGATGAGAATAAGGAGCAAAAAGCTTTAGAATACTATCATTCAATGTCTCAATTTTTATATATGCCATCGACTCCAACTCTATTTAATAGCGGAACTAACTTTCCTCAATTATCAAGTTGTTATCTAAGCACTATGGATGATAGCGAAGACGGAATTATGGGAACAATTCATGACCAAGCAAGATTATCCAAGTTTGCTGGTGGAGTAGCCATTGATTGGGGATATGTAAGAGGCGAAGGGGCTAGAATCAAAAAAACAAACGGAAAGTCTTCCGGCCCAATTCCATTTATGAAAATCCTTAATGATACATTAGTAGCATTCGACCAAGGCGGAAAAAGAAAAGGGGCTGGAGTTTCTTATCTACCTGACTGGCATTTACAAGTAGAAGATTTTTGCGACTTGAAAAAGAATACAGGTGACGAGCGAAGACGTTGCCACGATATGAATACAGCTTTATGGTGTTCAGACCTATTTTTCAAAAAAGTTTTTTACGAAAAAGATTCATACTGGTATCTATTCTCACCAGACGAAGTATCAGACCTTCATGACTCTTACGGTAAAGACTTCGAAAAGAAATATAATAAATATGTCTCTCTTGCTGAAGCTGGTAAAATAAAAACTTTCAAGAAAGTTGAAGCAAAATCTTTATTCAAAAAGATTCTTATCTCAGCATTAAGCACAGGTCATCCTTGGATTTGTTTTAAGGATATAAGCAACATACTATACACTAATAAGAATGAAGGAATTGTTCACTCATCTAACCTTTGCACGGAAATATTAAGACATACCAAAAAAACTTTATATGAGATGGGACAAAAGAAAGTATTAGGAGAAACAGCAGTTTGTTTAGCTGAAGGCTCATTAGTATTAACAGATAATGGTTATCTTCCTATAGAAGAATGTAATGATAAATATGTATATACTCAATATACGTCTGATTCAGATTTTATTCAAAATAAAAGTTTTGAAAAAGCTAAATTGATTTATAATGGAGAAAAATATGTTTATAAAATTACATTAAATAATGGTTATGAATTAGAAGCAACCGATAATCATCCTATTTTAACTAAATATAAAGACAATTCTAAGTTAAGATACAAGAAAAATGATTATAGTATTCCAGATGGTTATCAATGGAAACAACTCAAAAATATAAAAATTGGAGATTTTATTGCTATATCTTGCAACGATTCTCTATCTAAAGAAAAAATAGTTCAAGACGATGATTATTTAACTGCTGGTTGGATTTTAGGAGACGGATGGCAAGCTTATAGCAATTACGGAGTTTGTTTTGGCCCTACTGAATTTAAAGCAAAAGATTTTGTAATGAATAAAATCAAAGAATGGTTTATCGCTAATATTAGCGATTCAGGTAATGGAAGGTTTCCTCAATTTGAAGCTAAACCTGATAAAAACGGAGTATTTTGTTGGGCTAGTGGTAACCAATTATGGAAAGATTTTCTTGAAAAAAAGTTTGGTTTTAAGCAAGCTTTAGCTAAAAATAAAGATATATATGAATGTATTAGAAATAAAGATTTGAATAAAAAGGCTAGTTTTTTAAGTGGTTTATTTTCTGCTGATGGATGTGCGTTAATTGATACTAAAGGTAGAATAAGCGTTTGTCTAACTTCTGCTAGTAAACAATTACTACTAAGCACTCAAAAAATATTAAATGAATTTGGTATCAGGTCAATTATAGTAGATTCTTATCCTAGAAAGAGATATCAAGGTTCTTTAAGGATACATGGTTATAAAGAATGTAAATCTTTTTACGATAACATTAATTTCTTATTGTGTGAAAATAAAAGTAATAAATTGCGAGATTTTCTAAATAAAAATATAGAATCTAATATAGGTGCAAGAAATTGTTCTAAAGTACAATCAATTGAATTGGTAGGCGTTAAAAAAGTTTATGATTTATGTTTAGAGAAAAAACATCATTTTGTTGCTAACGGAATCGTTGTCCATAATTGTAATCTTGCTAGTATTAATCTAGTAGAACATGTATATTTTAATGAAGATAAAAAGGTTTGGTTGATTGATTATACTAAACTTGCAAAAACTGTTGAAACAGCAATTAATTCTTTAGATGATGTTATTGATAAAAATCATTATCCAATTAAAGAAGCTCAAAAGTCAAATTTAAGGCATCGCCCTATAGGTTTAGGAATAATGGGATTTTCTGATTTGCTTCATATTCTAGAAATACCTTACGAATCTCAAAGTGCTGTAGATATAGCTGGTGGTGTGCAAGAGTTTATTTACTATCACGCAATTAAAACTTCCATTAAATTAGCAAAAGAAAAAGGTAAATTTAAATCTTACAAAAATTCTGAATGGGATTCAAACGGATTACCTCATCAATTATATAAAGATTTAGAAAAATTCAGAGGAAAAAAAATTAGAGTTCCATCATATAATGAACTCGATTGGGAACCTTTATGTCAAGATTTAGGACGTTACGGTATTAGAAATTCAAGCTTGTTAGCTATTGCACCAACAGCTACTATTTCATCAATAGTCGGTTGCAGTCAATCTATAGAACCTGATTATGGAATTATATACGTCTATTCTACATTAAGTGGAGAATTCACTATAATCAATGAACACTTTGTTAAGAGGATGAAAAGTTTAGGTTTGTGGTGCAATGAACTAGTTGATGCTATTAAAAAGGCTGACGGGGATGTGTTACAGCTAAACATACCTGATGAAATTAAAGAGGAATACAAAGGTGCTTTTGATATAGATTATCGTTATTTAGTAGATGCTGCTTCAGCTAGACAAAAATATATAGATATGGGACAAAGCTTTAATATCTATTGCGGTAAACCAAGTATGAAATACCTAGCTGATATATACCAATATTGTTGGGAAAAAGACTTAAAAACAACTTACTATGTAAGAGCAAAAGCTGCTTCTAAAGTAGAAAAAAGCTCTTGTTCTATAGAGGCTATGAAACGAGGAGAAATTTGTGAGTCATGCACTTAAAATTATAAGCGAAGATGTAGCCATAGTAAATCAAATTCTTCCACATAAAAATAAGTGGGCGTGGGATTTGTACTTAAAAGGTTGTTCTAACAATTGGATGCCTACAGAAGTAAGCATGCAAAAAGATATTACTCAATGGAAATCAAACGATATATCTGATGATGAGCGTTTGGTAGTCAAGCGTTGTTTAGGATTTTTTGCTGGTTCAGAAAGTTTAGTTTCTAACAATTTATTGCTTGTAATTTTGAAATATATAGGAGACGCGGAATGTCGTACTTATATTTCTAGACAACAATTTGAAGAATCTTTGCATAATCTAACTATTGTATACTGTTGCGATTCTTTAGGTTTAGATATAAAAGAAGTATACGAAGCTTATAATACTATACCAGCTATTAAAGCTAAAGACGATTTCTTAATGGAAATTACCAGAGATATTCACAGAAAAGACTTTGATATAAAAACTCTTCAAGGAAAACAAGAGTTACTACGCAATATTATTACATACTACATAGTATGCGAAGGAATATTTTTCTATTCCGGTTTTGCTATGTTGCTTTCGTTTGGCAGACAAAATAAATTTCCTGGAATTTCAGAACAAATTCAATACACGTTAAGAGACGAAAGCCTCCATATAGAATTTGGCACTAAACTGATAAATAAAATCAGGTCAGAAAACCCAGAAATATTTTCTCCAGATTTTGAGTCAGAAACTAAATTACATATTCAAAAAGCTGTTAATTTAGAAATTGATTATGCTAAGGATGTATTACCAAGAGGTATATTAGGTTTAAATGCTAATATGTTTGTTGATTACATGAAATATATTGCAAATCGTAGATTGTCGAGCTTGCATTTTCCAGAACTTTATGGTAAAATACAAACGCCGTTCCCTTGGCTCAGCGAAATTATTGATTTGTCAAAACAAAAAAACTTTTTTGAAACTAGAGTAACAGAATATCAGACAGGAATAGCAGATGATTTCTAATGAAGAACTTATTCAAGAGAAAGGAAAACTCTTCGCTCAATTACTAAACAGTAAGGAACCTACTACATATCAAATTGATATTACAATTATATTAATGTTAATTGGTATTATAGTTAATATAATCAGTATTATACTTAGGTGGAAAGACAATAATTCAGAAGAAGTATTGAAAACTATTTTAAATAAAAGATATAATATTTTTCAGAAAGCAATATTAAGGAGAGCTATTAAAAGTCATGGAATGAAAGATGCTAACTTAGCTTTGTCGTTGCTACCAGAAGTATTATCTGAAAATGGACATTTAGTAATTGAAAGTGTAGCAAAGGATAAGAAAAATGATTGAATATATAAAAGGTAATATTTTTGATAGCGAATCTCCTTTAATTGGTCACGGCGTTAATTGCTGTGGAGTATTTAACGCTGGATTGGCTAAACAAATTAGAGCTAAATTTCCTAATGCTTACAAAGCATATATGGAAAAATATAACAAAGACGGTTGGGAAGTAGGTCAAATTCAAGTAGTTGATACAACTGAAGGTAAAAAAATAGCTAATCTTGCTACTCAAAAATATTATGGAAGAGGTAAGAAATATGTTAGTTATTACGGAATAGAAAAATCGTTGCAAAACTTAATAATGTATTGTGAAAACAATCAAATCAAAGAAATATCTATATCTAAATTAGGTTGTGGTTTAGGTGGTGGAGATTTCGAAATGCTTAAGAAAATTATAACTCAAGAATTTTTATTAACAGATATCTATGTACAAGTTTGGGATAAATAATGCCAGCATATGACTACGATTGTAAAGCCTGTAAAACCGTATTTGAAATCACTCAAAGTTTTTCAGAAGAGAAACTAACTAGATGCCCTTTATGCGGTGTAAAAGGTAAGATAGAAAGATTGATAGGTAACGGTGCGTTCGTTTTTATTAAAAATGACCCAACCAATATCATGTCTTTAGCCGAAAGAAACACAAAGCGTTTAGGCAAAGATTACGTTCAAGAACAATCTGAAAAGAAAAAAGAGAAAAAAGAACGCGGATATAAGATGCTTGAGGAAAAAACAGGAGCTTCTGTAGTTCGACCTACAGATAAGATTCCTTGGTGGAGAGATGGTAGTATACCTGGAACTACTAGAAACGAAACAGGTATAGACTTATCTAGAATATCTAATGTAAAAAGATATGTAGAAACGGGTGAAAAATGATTCCTCATAAAATATTAATATCATTACGATTTAAAACACATGAATTATTACATACAGGAGAATGTTTGCCTCCAGCTATACACGATTCAGGATATACAATACTAGAAATAAACTGCGATTCTATAGAAGATGCGGCTAAAAAAAGACAAGAAATATTAGAAAAGGTGAAATCATGCATCCAGTGCTAACGCTAACTGAAAAGGCTCAAGATACTAATCCAATTAAAATTTTGGAAAATGGTGGAGACGTTATACTTACTTGTAGTAACTGTGATAAACATTTGGTTATAGTTACAATTAGTAGACCTAAAGAAAAATTTGAATGGCAAGTAAGAGCTAAATGTTGTTTTTGCGGAGATAAATCCTTCGTTAAAGACATAAAAGGTGGGTTCCATTACAGAGGTTATGATATACAAGAAGGTGAAAATTTTATACCAAAAGTAAATATTAAAGATGTTAAAACTAATGGTAATATAGTAGAAATAGAAACAGAGAAAGCAAAATGAATGAAATTAATTATGATAGCAATGGTAATACGGTTCCAGAAAACGATAAAAATTCTGTAGCTAAAACTAAGGATAGTAGATTTTTTATTAAGAAATGTAATACGGGAACTAATAGCGGACATTTTTATGACCCTAATAGTTTATGGAATTTAGAAAATGAAAACAAAAGTTTTAATTCTAAAAAAGGCAAACCAATTTATCAATTTGTAAAAGTTGACGCGGAAATTTTTGAACTTTATTTAAAGTATCTTAAAACAAAAAATCCGTCTCATTTAAGAAACGCTGAAAGGTTATTTTTATCATGTTAAATGAAGTAGAAAGATTTTATCTTGAAAGTAATATAGATTCGATGCAGCCTCAAGAATTGGCGGATAAGCTTAAACATCCTTTGGAATTAATCGAGAAAGAGATAATTTTGTATAAGCAGAGAAAGGCTGTGGACGCTGAAAAAACTGCTCCAAAAAATCTCCCGGTTCCTAATCCTCCAAAGACTCCTCTCTTGAATACTTTTGCTACTAAAACTAAAGGCACTTGTATTATGACTCCTAGCGCTGCTGAAATTAGTGATGAATTGGAAAGAGAAAGAAAGAAAAAGACTCCTTATGAAGAAAGACCTGACTGCGTTCAACCTGTGAGAAAATAACATGAATCATTTAGTTGGTTTCGTAGCCACTCTTAGTAATAATTCTGTCGTTATGCAAACAGATAGAAAATCTTGGTTAGATTTGAAAAGATACTTATCAGAAAATCCACACATATCAATAAGACAATTATATCTTCGAAAAGGTACAAGTATCTTTATGGTAGGTCCAACTGATGCTGATGGGTATTTTTTCGCGTACAAAGCTTTTACAGTAATTGGAACAGATAGAATCTTAGATTGCGTATCAGCAGGTTTCGTTAAAGACAATTTAGTTTACAAAAGCATTTTACCTATAGTTGAATTTAAAGTTTGGAAAAACGAGGTTAAACCTGTTGACAAATGCGGGAACTTTGTTATAATGAACAAGAGGTAAACATATGGATTGGAAAAAAGATGCTATTGATGAAAAATATTTTCTTGATAGCGGATTACTGTTTCATATAAATCGAACCACATTACATTTACTAGGACTAGCTTTAACTGTCAGGAAAGACGATAAAGGTAATGTAACCTTTGCCGTAAAAGATATGCGTTCAAATCCAGAACAAGCTACCTTCTCTGCTGAGATTTTGGAAAACGGACAGAAAAAAATTGATAACTACATGAGAGAATTTGGCGACTCTCAAATAACAATAAGAGAAGAAAAATTAGGTTGGGGGTGTCAACCACATGTCAAGCGGCAGTTTCATCAACCCTAATGGTTGGATTAAAACTAAAAAAGGTAATACATTTGCATTTTGGCAACCAGATTATACTCAAATAGATATTGAAGATATAGCCCACGCATTATCTCATCTATGCAGATTCAATGGACATTGCAATAAATTTTATTCAGTTGCTCAACATTCTGTAATTGTTAGTCGTTTATGTCCAGAAGCATACGCTTTAGAAGGTTTATTACATGATGCTACTGAGGCTTATTGCGGCGATTTAATTAGACCAATCAAAAAGTTTCTTCCTTCTTTTAAAGAAATAGAAGATAGAATAGAAAAAGCGGTATGGAAGAAATTTAAACTATGTAAAAATAAAAGATGTATGTCTGCTGTGAAAAACGCAGATAATATAGCTTTAGTAACTGAAGCTAGAGATTTATTATCTAAGGAATGTACATTGGATTATGATGGTTTAGAGCATGCCGCATCGTTTAAAATTAAACCATTATCTTCATTAAAAGCAAGAGAACTCTTCTTGAAGGAGTACGAAAAGCTATGTCTTTAGAATCTACTGATAAAAGTAAGTATGAATCTAGATATGGTGGAGGATTTATTTCGGCTAATCAATTTATAGCTGAAAAAATGTGTGAAAATTTAGCATATAGCAGAAAAACAAACCTACCTTTTAAATTCTGGAATTTACCAGCTTGGAAAAAAGATTATATGAATCAAATTCTAGCTGCTAATACAGTATTAAAAGTGTGGCAACCTCAAGTTATCCTTGCTGTTATAAGAGAACAAAAGAACATATACTCTTTAAGAGCTTCTTGGATACATGATTTATTTAAGAAAAAACAATTAGAGTTAGAAAAATTAGCTCCAAAAGAAACGACAACTCTTGATGTATCTACAACTGATGAAATTCCAAGAGAAAGTTTCAAACATAAAAAATCAGCAATAGACAAATTAAGAGATTTATAATGAGTAATGAATTTACTAATAAAATATTAGAATTAGTTAAAAAAGATTTTGGTGAAAATGTAGCTAAGGGTGGACAAGATTTTATTAAAGAGGTTAAAACTAGGCTTACTATACCTGTGAGTCCAGCTGTTAATCTAGCTATAGGTGGAGGAATTCCAGAAGGTAGTTGGGTTGTATTAGCCGGAAAGCCAAAGTGCGGAAAAACTACCTTAGCTCTTTATTTTTGCTCAAAGTGTCAACAACCTAAATACGGTTCTAAACATATCTATATACTAAACGTCGAAGGACGTTTAAAAGAAATGAATCTAAAAGGATACAATTTAAATCCAGACCAAGTTACAATTATAGAATCAACTGAAGAAAAGATACTTTCAGCACAAGATTATTTAACTATTGGCGAAAAGATTCTATTAAACCATAAAGCTTGCGTAGTAGTTATTGATTCGTTTTCTGCTCTTTGTCATGAAAAAGAGTTAACAGACGGAATTGGTACATCTACTCGCGGTGGCGGTGCTGCCTTATTAGCTCAGTTTTGTAGACAAATGGAGTCAGTTGTACCTGTTAAAAAAAGTATAGTGATTGGTATTACGCATTTAATGGCTAATACTTCAGGTTACGGTGCTGGAATTATGGAAAAAGGCGGAAATGCAATCCAATATCAGGTTGATGTTAAGTTGCGTTGCAAAGGTGTAGAGGCTGTAGAAAACGATGGTAAGAGAATAGGTCAGAAAGTCACATGGATTACAGAAGCAACAGCTTTAGGAATGCCTCCAGGTGTAGAGTTTGATAGCATTATCAAATACGGACAAGGAATAGATGAAGTAGCCGAAGCTATCAAATTAGGATTAGATGTTAATTTAATTTCAAAAAGCGGTTCTTGGTATGTTTGTGATTTTATGCAAAATCATTTGCCTGTTTTAGGTGTTATGGAATGGAATGATGAAGCTAAGAAAAAATGCAAAGGACAAGGAGAACATAAGTTAGGTGCATTACTTAAAGCAAATCCTAATTGGATTGAAATTCTAGAAAAAGAAATTCAAAAAATATTGTATTAGGAGATTTGTTATGTGCTTATCTAAGGAACAAATTACGGAAATAATTTTGGAATATGAACGAAGGCAAGACGCTATGTGGAGTGATAAACAGCGTGCCGACTGGTGCGAAAAAAAGATGAATATGTTATTAGACTATCATCTAGAAAAGCTTTCAAAAGAAGATACTTTAAATAGAGCTAGACATAAGTGTTTGGAGGTAGCATAATGACTGAAACATTAAGTTTAAAATTTAGCCTTAACGTATATGAAGCTATTACGTTTTCTAAATCTTTTCCAGAATTTTTGTCTAATAACAGTTTATTAGTTAATAGGAACAATGCAATAACTCTTAAAGGTTCAATAGATATTCCTACTTGGAAAATTAAGATATGAAACTCGTATCAGATTTTCACGATTATTATGACCATGCATTTGATTTAAATGGGGTTAGTTATAAACGTCTTTCCAAAAGTGGTCTGAGCAAGAAAGGGCAGTTTGAATTTCTTCATCAGAATAATTTTTTGGTTCCTCCATACGGCAAAGTGGAGGAAGTCTTAGGCTCATACTGGAACAGTGAAACGTCATACGTTGATAAAGTTGTAGTATACGAAAACGAGTTTTCTCATCGTGGAGAAGACAAAGTATTGTGCAATGAAGCTAAGGCAAAAAAATATTTTGGTATGCTCTCTTCTGCTTATCTTCCTACCTGTAAAAGTTTGTCATTAAGACTATTATCAATAGGAAGTTATAAGTTTTGGTTAGAGTACAGAAGTAATGATTCGTGGCGTTCTAATTGCGGAGATGTGATTATATCTTTGATAGGTAGAGATGGAGACTTTGGAGATTATAAATCAATTAACGAACCTCTTTACGCTATTGATTTTATAATAGGAAAAGAATTATATGCTGTAGATTACAATATTGCTCCAGGTGTTGCTGGAACAGGTATTGAAAAGATATTGACTCCGAGAGAGGTTGTAGATGAAATTTCTAAATATATTTCGTGATGTATTTTGGTGGTATGTAACTACTGTAGTTATTATTAACTTAATAATTTATACTTATTTCGTGGATGATGTAATATGAAAGTAAAAGGATTAGACGGTAAAGAACATACTATATATTTAGTAGGCTATCAATCTAAAGGTAGTGATACAAGACCTCGTTCTGAATTACATCTACAAGCTAGAGAATTAATTAAATCAATTTTCAAGACTTCTCCTCTATTAGAGGAAGTTCCAATACCTGGATGCGAATCTCAATTGTATGCCGATTTTTTCTTACCTCATGAAAAGATTATGATAGAAGTTCATGGAGAACAACATTATTCATATAATTCTCATTTTCATGGAAACAAAATGGATTTGAATTTTTATAAGTCTCAAAAAAGAGACAGAGATAAAAAAGAATGGTGTGAGATAAACGGTATTTCTTTAATAGTATTACCTTACGATAAGGATTTGGAAGAATGGAAAACTCTGCTGAAATGCTGAAAAAGTTAGAGACTTTACTAAATGAATATGAAAACGGTTTAGGAATAAAAAATAAAAACCCGAATATTCAAGCGGAAAAGTATTTGACTTTACCAATAGAATTATTACAAAAAATGACTCCAGAAGAATGCGGAGAAGCAGCTGTAGTATTAGCTCAGTACAGTTTCTATTTGCAAAAAGCTTATAACGAAGAAGTTTCTAAAGCTAATTGGGCGGACTCTTTAATTAGAAGAACCTTAGCTAAGGAAGCAAAACAGTATAACGCACCTTCAGCTGACGAACGAAGAATGATGGCTATTAATAATAATGATTTTTGCTTAAATCTTGAGAAAATTAAAATTTCTGCTCAAACTAGAGCTGATAGAATTAATTACTTATCATCTAAAGTAGAAACGCTATCTTCTCGTTTTTCTGAGTTACAATATAGCAAGAAAGGTAAAAATCATGGATTTTAACGAAGAGTATGCTACGCTGCCAGAACAATTAGAATTTAAAACCGAATATAAGACATTTCTAAACGAATTACAAGATTTGGTTAAAAAGTTTTATAATAATAAATGTCATGAGGAATTATACCAAATTGGGATGATAATGTTGTTAAACAATCTCCGTTTATTAACAATGGTTATATAAATTTGTTTGGTATCCTTTATAAGGACGGCGTTTATACATTAGCACCTAAACAATATATACTTAATCAGATAAAAGCTTATCAAACTAATCATGATGAAAATTTAAAACTGCCAGAAAATAGTTATCTATTAAATTGTAAGCCAAAAGATTTTATTAAAGATTTTGATGAAAACAATACAATTATATTTGGATATGCCGGTAGTCACGCTATTCCAGATTTTTCTGGAAGAATTCAAGGTTCTGATTTGACACTAAGCGATAACAGAATAAGAGAAAGAAAAACTTTTAATTATCCTGGATGTAAAGAACTCTTTAAGTTCTTAAAGAAACAAAAAATAGCTAGAAGCAAACAGTATATAGAAGAACATATTAAATATACTATTGATGAAAATGTATATTTCTCTTTATTAGACTTAAAATATATTAGTCTTGATTATAAAAAAGGTTATATTAAAGAAAACGGAAAAAGAAAAAAAACAACTTTACCATATATTCGATTTACAGAATTCGGTAGAGAAAGAATTAAATTATTAGAAGAAAGTGGATTACTATGACATTATTAGAAATATTAGCTCAAGCTGCAAAACATTTTATTTTACCAAAAACTATAGAACATAGTTCTGGTTCTGGAGATATTGGAACCGCTATTGACACTCCAACCGTTTCTGATACAATCCTATCTGGAGAACAAGAGATATCTGACGAAGATGATAATGATAATTTATTAGAAGAAGAAGATGATGGAGCTATATTTAGAAAGAAAGCTAAAAAAGCTAAAGCTGGAAAGATGTTTGATTCAGACGAGGATGTAGAATTTAAAGAAGATAATCATAAAGGAGACAAAAGATGTAGAACCGTTCCTTTTGAGATTAAAAAAAGAGTAAATAAATACGTTGATAATAAAGTTGAATCAATTTCAGATAAAGATTTTGATTCTAAAGTTAGAAGTCCAGAGTCGATAGAAGCTAGAAAAAATATCCAGCATAGACCTGCCGCTGTAAAAGTAAAAGTAAAATGTAGAAAATGCGATAAGCGTTTTCTAATACAACCAGAATTAGCACCGAGCAGACTATTAGATGGTGATTCAACTAGCTATGTATGTGATAAATGTATCTTACAAGGGAAAGCAGATAATGATGAATAATGTTAATGCTGATTTAGCTAGCGAACGGGCGGTTTTAGCTGGTATCTTTAAACATGGCTCAGACGTATATATAGACGTTTCAGATTTAACAACAATGAATACTTATACAAACGATGTAAATCAAGCTTTGTATAAGTGTTTTCAATTCTTATTTGATGAAAAGAAGCAACAAACTGTAGATTTAGCTTCTATATTCTCAGCTGCATCAACTTTAGGACTTAATAAGCTGTTCGAAAAAGAAGAAGATAGAAAGCTTATCAGAGCTATCTCTAACTATCCTATAAATAAAGAAAACGTAAGAAGTATAGCAGCAAAGATTAGAAAATTGGAAATAACTAGACAATTAAGAGATGAGATTAAAAATGCGGATAGAAATTTAGGTTTAGTAACAGGAGAAGAGTCGGTTGACCATATTCTTGGTATTGCAGAAAACTCAATTCTTGATTTTACTTCGTCTCTTTCAGATACTAAAAGTAACGGTCCTGAAAAAATTGGAGACGGCATCAAAGAGTATATCAATTATCTAGCTAATAATCCTAAGCAAATCATTGGTATTTCAAGTGGTAATGCTATATATGATGCGGCAATTGGAGGAGGTTTTAGAAAAAGAACGGTAAATGTTATTGGAGCTAGACCTAAAGTAGGTAAAACCACACTAGCTGATAATATTTGTTTGCATGTAGCTGGAAAACTTTCTGTTCCTGTATTAAATTTAGATACTGAAATGTCTAAAGAAGACCATTGGAATAGAATGGTTGCTTGTTTATCTGGAGTAAAAATAAGAGATATAGAAACTGGCCTTTTTAGTAAAAATGAAGCTTCTAAACATAAAGTAATAGAAGCTGTAAAAATACTAGAAAAAATTCCTTACGATTATATCAGTATAGCTGGACAACCGTTTGAAGAAACAGTTTCTATGATGAGACGTTGGATAGTTAAGAACGTAGGATTTGAACCATCTGGTGAAGCTAAACCGTGTCTAATTATTTACGATTACCTAAAATTGATGTCTTCTGAAGGTCTAAGTAAAAATCTTCAAGAGTATCAAATGCTAGGTTTCCAAATGACAGCCTTGCATAATTTCATGGTTAGATACGGCGTGGCCTGTTTAGCTTTTATGCAATTAAACAGAGACGGTATCACAAAAGAAGATACTGATGTCGCTAGCGGTAGCGATAGAATCATTTGGTTATGTAGTAATTTTTCGATTTTCAAACCTAAAACGGTTGAAGAAAAAGCAGAAGAGTTAAACTTACATAATGAGAATTACAATAGAAAACTTATTCCTATCGTATGTAGACATGGACCAGCATTAGATGATGGAGATTATATCAACATGAAGTTAATAGGTGACGTAGCTAAAATAACAGAAGGAAGAACAAGAAACGACGTTTATAAGGACGCTCCACCACCAACAAAAGATAATAAGAAGAAGCATAAAAAAGATGACGACAACGATGTGCAATTCTGATTCTGCTAAAGTACAATTACTAGCAGAATATCTTACCTACAAGTACGACGAATTGTTTGAAGAGTTGGGTATTTCGCTAATGAAAACTCAAAAGTTTTACATTGGGACATGCCCAATTCATTGCGGAGATAATAATAGTGCTTTAAATATATACATAGATGGTTATTCAGTTAGAGGATATTGGAAATGCAGAACGCATCATTGTGAAGATGTGTTTAAGAAAACAATAATAGGTTTCGTTAGAGGAGTATTATCTAGAAATTTAAAAGGTTGGGAAAAAGCTGAAGATGTAACTAAAATGGTTTCATTTAATGAAACTATAAAATGGATATGCAAATTCCTTAAAGTAGACTTTAAAACATTACAACCTAACATTGCTGAGATAGAACAGAAAAAATTTATTGCACAGTCCGAATTCTTTAGTAAGCAAGAAAGTGCAGCGAACAAGAAAGCTTTAATTTCCAGAGAACAAATCCGCTCCCACCTTCAAATCCCAGCAGAGTATTTTCTACGCCGTGGCTTTTCTGCTAAAATTTTAAACGACTACGACGTTGGGCTTTGTTCTTCTCAAGGCAAAGAAATGTGTGGAAGGATTGTTGTCCCTGTTTATGATGAGGATAAGAAAGGGTTTGTTGCTTGCACTGGAAGAAGTATTTATAGCGAATGCAAAAAATGTTTTTTGTATCATAATCCTGACCTTCAATGTCCGACTAATGACCCTTTAAGATATATAAAATATTCAAAATGGCGAAATAATTCTAATTCAAATCTCAATTCGTACCTTTACAACTACTGGAATTCAAAAAAATATATAAGGAAAACTAAAACTGTTATTTTAGTAGAAGGCCCGCCTGATATTTGGAAATTAGAGGAACTTGGCATTAAGAATGCTGTTGCTATGTTTGGAGTAGACTTAACTGATTATCAACAAATAGTATTGGAAACTTCGGGTGCTTTATCGGTAATAATTTTGACAGATATGGATAATCCTGGAAGATTAGCAGCAGAAAAGATAAAAAATCAATTAGATAAATCCTATAAGGTTTATATACCTAGTCTATCTGTTAAAGACCCTGGTGAACTTAACGAGACAATTTTAAACAAAGAATTATTACCTATAATTAAAGAGGTAGAGAAATGACGAAGATATTAGCTATTTCAGGTAGAAAGCAAAGTGGTAAAGATACTAATTGTAACTTTTTAGTTAGAAACGCTCCAGAGTTATTTAATACTAATAGTATTAAGAAATACTATTTTGCTGACGAACTTAAGAAATTTTGTCGAGACTATTTTGATGTTCCTGAAGAATGGTTATGGGGCACAGATGCGGATAAGAACAGGTTAACAAAAATAAAATGGAATAATTTGCCTCACGCAGAATCTTTAAAAAATAAATATGCTATAGATTTTGTTATGGCTCATAATAGCATAGAATATCTCGATGAAAATTTAAATAAAGAATTTAACACGTTTATGACTGTTAGAGAACTACTACAACAAGTAGGTACTGATATCTTTAGAAAGATGTATGAAAATATTTGGGTTAATTCATGTTTGAGAGTAATAAAAAAAGAAAATTTGAAGTATGCTCTAATAGCAGATATGAGATTCCCAAATGAAGCTGACGCTATAAAATCAGAAGGCGGGATTTTATTGAGGCTTACAAGAAAAATTACAGATAAAGATATCCACACTTCAGAAACAGCTTTAGATAACTATCAAGGATTTGATAAAATTCTAGATAATTCTCAATTAGGAATTGATGAATCGTATAATGAAGTTGTTAAGTTTGTTAAAGAAATAGGTTTTTAATGATATCCACTTATATACGTTCTAGTAGCTATACATGTTGGGATTTTTGTCAATTCAAATTTTTTTTGGATTATGTATTAGGGTTTAGAAGTCCAGCAAATAAAAAAGCTGAGATTGGAACTATTGTACATAAAGCTTTGGAAATGTTAGCTAAAGTAAAATTCGCAAAACAAAACGGCAAAGATTTTATTCATGATGATGAGTTCGGTTTCTTCGAACATAAAGAAATCAACGCTGATTTATTTTTGCAGTTAGCATACAATCATTATGCTACAAAAACTCAGCATATGTACGATTGGAAACATATAGATTTTCAAACATGTAAAAGTTATTTGAATATGGCTTTAACTTATAATAAAGGCATGTTCAATCCAATGAATCAAAAGATAATAGAGCCGGAAAAATACTTTGATATTGTTATAGATAAACCTTGGGCTAAGTATAAGTTTAAAACTGATGACGGAAGAGTAATAGAAGGAAATTTAGCTATTAAAGGAACTCTAGATTTGATTATTGAATCTGGGAAAAATGTTTACGAATTAATAGATTATAAAACTGGACAAAGAAAAGATATTAATACAGGTAAAGAAAAAACATACGAGAGTCTTCACAAAGACCCGCAATTACTTATATACTTTTATGCTATGTCAACTTTGTTTCCAGATATTACTCAAAAAATAGTAACGATTTTTTATATAAGAGACGGTGGGCCATTTAGTATGGTTTTTAATAAAAATCATATTAAGTTAGCTGAAAAGCTACTTGAAAATAGATTCAACGCTATTAAAAATTGCAAAAAGCCTAGAACAATTCATCCTAGTTGGAAATGTGAAAAATTATGCTATTTTGGCAAAAACACTATTGACAAAAAGAAGACTTCTGATTATAATGAGTCAATGTGTAAAACGATACACAATGATATAGTAGAGTTAGGTATGGATAAAGTTTTGAAAAAATATAGTCAAGATACAACTTACAATTCTTATGGTGACGGTGGAGGAAAAAGCAGATGAGCGAGCAAATACTAGTATTTCCAGAAGAAGTTTTTTTAGATATTGGTTATTTCAATGGTATTAGTAAAGATGTATCTAAATATCTAGATAATCCAAAATTGATAGATTCGCTGCACTATACTGAAAGAAAACCTGCTGAAACTAATCCTAAGCTAAAACAACTAATTCCATATTCAATTATAGCCTGGAATAGTCTTAAGTGGGAGTCAAACCCCTCTGATAAAGATAAAGCTTATGATGTATATTACTTTGTGTATCAAAGAACAAATAAATCCGGCGAAACAAGATTACATAATCTATATTCTTTAGGAGTCGGTGGTCATATTAATCCATGCGATGGAGAACCCAAGAATTGTTACGAAGCTGCTTTTATGAGAGAGCTAAAAGAAGAAATTGATTTATCTGAAGGTTTTACACAACAAAAAATAGGTCTTATATACGATGACTCTAATGAAGTTGGTAAAGTACATTTTGGAGTAGTACATAAAATAGATATATATCCAAATGTGACATTTAAGTTTAATGACCCGTCATTAGATAAAGGCGAATTCTGGAGTACAGATAAAGTTAAAGCTAATGTTGAATTGTTTGAAAATTGGTCAAAATTAATTGTTGAGAACTTACTATGATAACTAGTTTCCAAGGCGAATATAGATTTCTGTCTAATTTTTGGCCGTGCGAAAAACCTATATTTATACCAAAAGATATAGGGCACGCATTTAATACTGTAGAAAACGCTTACCAAGCATCGAAATTTATGTCTAATGAAATTAGAGATAGATTTGTAAGCATTACTCCGCAATGGGCAAAGCGTCTCGCTCGAACTTTCCCGATTCGCTCTGATTGGGAATTTAGAAAATTAGAATTCATGGAAGACATGCTAAGACAAAAATTTTCTCTTGGCACAAAATTATTGCAACAATTATTAGATACTGGCACGCAGGAACTAATAGAAGGTAATACTTGGAAAGATACTTTTTGGGGACAATGCCCATTAGGTAAAGGAGAAAATCATCTTGGAAAACTTCTGATGAAAATAAGAAATGAGGCAAAACAATGTTGACAGCAAAAGAAGCTAAAAACGCAGCAGACAGAATTAACATAGAATGTTCTGATATTATGAAAAAAATTCATGAAGCAATAGAAAAAGGTCTTTACAAGACAGAAGTAAGCTATATAATATCAACAGGTCTGAAGTCTTATTTAGAAAGACAAGGATACGATATAACATTTTCTACTAATAAGAAAAATGAAACTATTATATGTTGGGAGAATTCATGAAAGCTGCTACAGCTAGAAATATAGCTTTGAAAGTTGAAGCTAAAAGGAAAATGGAAGATATCTATAAAGCTATTAGGGCACAGGCTAATAGAGGTTACAGAGAAGCAACTTTTAAAGAAAGAGAATTTCATAAATTTGCTGACGAAATATTAGCGGAACAAGGTTATGTTGTTAAAAAGAATAAAGGTCTAGATTACTATAGCGGTATTACTTATTCTGTAAGCTGGTAATATGTTAAATTTTACACCATTAAAAGTACATAGTCATTATTCCTTATTAAAAGGTTTAAGTAAACCTGTACAAATAGCTAAGAGATGTAAACAGTTAAATTACAATACTTGTGCTTTAACTGACGATGGTATATCAGGCTCAATTTCTTTCATGAAAGCTATGAAAGATGTGTGCGTATGCGGAGAGCAAAAAGGAGAGCATAAGAATGGTGGCAAAGGAGAATGCAGACATAAAAACGGCTGCAAAGAATTTAGAGCTTCACCAATAAAACCTATTATTGGTTGTCAATTCTATCTATGCGATAAATCTCCAGAGATTAAGGATGAAACAAATTGTGGTGAAAAAGGTTTATATGTATTAGCTAAAAATCATGACGGTTGGAAAAAGCTTATTCAGGTTGTTTCTTTATCCAACGAACCAAAAAACTTTTTTAAAAAACCAAGGCTTCAGTTAGAACAATTTTCAGAATTTACTAAGCAAGAAAGCCTCATCGCCATGAACGGACACATCGGTTCGGATTTGGCCGACGCAATCTTTACTAATCCCTTCCTTGCTTATTCCTCTGAGAATTACGAAATCGCAAAATCTTTTGTCGATGAAAATTGGAAGTCGAAACTTATTTCTTTGATTGGAAAATACCAAGAGATTTTTGGGAAAAAGAATTTCTTTTTAGAAGTCGAATTGATTAATAGTCTGACGGTTCCAGCATCCGTTATTGTTTCTAAAGCTCTAAGATATATAGCAAAGAAAACAGATTGTGAATGTGTTGCTGTAGCATCAAGTTATTATCCAGATAAAATTGATTCAAGGGACCAAAGATTATTATTATGCAGTAAGATGGAAACTACTTTAAAAAGCGTAAATACTGAACTAAGCAAAAAAGAGAATTATGACCTATCTTTCTTTTTTAAGTCAAGCAATTATGGCATACCTTCAATAGAAGAAGTAACATCGACTTATGAAGAATCTGAAATAATAAATACAGAAAAAATTGCTGAAATGATAGAGAAGTATGATGTTTTTGGACCTCCTATATTACCAAAATTTCAATGTCCTAATAATGCTAATCCAGACGAGTATTTAAGAGAGTTATGTATTAAAGGATGGAAAGAAAAAATATTACCTAATGTTCCAAAAGAGAGATTAACTGAATATTCTGAAAGAATTAAGAAAGAATTAGGCGTTTTTAAAGAAGCAGGTTTAGCTTCTTATTTTTTAATCGTGCAAGATTATTGCAGACATGCTAGGGAGGATTTAGGATTATTATTAGGTTGTGGAAGAGGTTCTGGTGCTGGTTCTCTAGTTTCAATGTTAATAGGTATAACGAGCGAAAATGTTGACCCGATAGAGAATGACTTGTACTTTGAAAGATTTTATAATGCGGGCAGAAATTCTCCAGGAAGAATATCTTTACCTGATATTGATTGCGATTTTCCTATAACTAGAAGAGACGACGTTAAACTATATGTTAAGAACAAATATGGGGCTGATAAATTTGCTGAAATGTTAACATATAATAGAATACAAGGTAGAGGAGCGTTAAAGGAAGTATTCAGAATTCACGACGCATGCTCATTCGAAGAAATGAATTTGATTAGTAAGAATATAGTTGACGAAAGCAAAATTGCTGATGATTTACAAGAAATGAGAGAGGAATTTGGAGAATCTTCAATTATAAGATGGGCACTAGAAAACACGCCAGCTAAATTAAAGCAATGGTGCTTTATTAATAAAGATGACGGCACTCTAGATGGTCCTTATTCAAAACTGTTTGAACAAGCGATAAGACTTGAAGGAACCAAGAAAAGTCAAGGTAAACATCCTTCTGGAATTATAATAGCTTCTGATGTATTATCTAAAATTTGTCCAATGGTATACGATAAGCACGGTGATAGCGTTATTGCTGGTTGGGAAATGGGTGACTTAGAAGCTATAGGTTTGCCAAAGTTTGATATCTTAGGAATTGCTGTGTTGGATAAATTAATGGGTGTACAAAAGTTATTACTAGATGGTGAATTAGATGATTGACGGAGATGTTAAGCAGTACATGTATGATTTTTTCAAGAAAAGACCACAAGAATCTATTGCTGGAAATACTGTTGCTTTAAGATGGAATTCTAAAAACGATTATTTTGAAGTGACCAGCGAAGATAAAGATTGTGAATATTTTGAATATAAAGATATTAAAAAGGCTATAGATAGATTTATAGAGTTATTAAATGAAGAAAATCTTACTATGACATATGAGGAAATAGATGGAATTGGAACTAGTTAAATCTTGTGAGCGTTGTTCATTAAGAAAAAAATGTAATAATGTTGTTGTTGATAATTATCAACAAAAATCTAAAGCTATGCTGATATGTACTTCCCCTAGCAGTTCTGATGATATAATGGGAGAACCATTAACTGGAGTTGAAGGAGAATATCTAACTAAGCTATTAAATTTATCTGGAATGGAAAGGTCAGATTTTTACATTACTAATGTTGTAAAATGTTATACTAAGGAAAAAATTTCGGAAAAAAATATTGAAGATTGTAAATCTTGGTTGTGGTTAGAGTTGAAAAGTTTGCAACCTTGTGTTATAATCACTATGGGGTTAGTTCCGACAAGACTTTTATTAAAAACTAAAAAAAGTATTTCGTTATCAAAATATGTAGGCTTGGGATTTGATGTATCATATATGAAATCTTCAATATATCCTTGGTATGATATTAAGTTTTTATTAAATAACGGAAAAGAATTAGAAGAAAAGACTGTTAATTTTTTAAAGAAGGTAAAAAATGAAATCAATAATTCGATATCTTAAATCACTATTTTGGACAAATCATAAATTATTAGATGAGATTGAATATCAAAGATTAGCGAATGAAACTTTATTAAATCAATTAATACTAAGCGATTTAAATCATAAATATGTACTTAATGATTTTAGAAAGATAATTTCTGGTATTTGCTTACAAAATAATAATGAATTAGTGCTAAAGAAAGTTACATCAGAATGTGTTTGTGACCCAAGCAATAATTTCTTTTTAACAAGCACTGTTAATGAAGACGGAGACACAGTGTTTACATTAACATCAGATAACAACAAAGAAGAGAAAAATGAACTTTAATCAAATAATTGTTTTTGATATGGAAACTGGTTCAACTAATCCAGAAACTTGCGAAGTTTTACAGATAGCGACAACCGTAATTGACCCAAGAACTTTAGAAATTAAATCTCAGCACGAATTCAATTCTCTTATCAAACCTAATAATTGGGCTAACGTGGAGGCTAAAGCTCTAGAAGTTAATAAACTAAAAAGAGAAGATTTAGAAGCCGCTCCATGCTTGCCTGTAGTTTGGAGAAAATTTGTTGAGTATGTTGATACATTTAATCCTAAAAAATCATTTTTCACCGCTCCTATAGCTGCTGGAGCTAACATTAAAAATTTCGACTGCCCAATAGTCGAGAGATTATCTAAAACATTCGGAAATGTAGACAAAGAAGGAAAAAGTTCTTTATTTAATAAGAGAGATAGAATAGACTTATTGGATATATGCTTTCTATGGTTTGAAAATCATAAAGAACCAGAAAATTATAAAATGGATACGCTGAGAGATTATTTAGGGTTGAGCAAGGAAGGGGCACACAATGCGTTGCAGGACGTTCGGGACACAGCAAAAATTATCTCACGCTTTATGAGGTTCCACAGAAACATTTCTAAGCCTTCTAAATTCAAAGGGGCGTTCGCTTGAAATTACTTTATTTTTCGTGCCATGAAACATTAGAGTATGATGAGTTAACCATGTTTAACCGTCTAGGCTTTGATGTTTTTTCTATAGGACATTATACTAGACCTTTGACTCCTATTAATTCTAGTAGAGGAAAAATAGATTTTCCTGTGTGCGAAGAAGCTTCTTATTTGTTTGAGAAATATCATGATTATGATAAGTTGAAAGGTAGATTAAGTAATATACAGGCTGGAGTACAAGGTCCGTATATTTATAGAATCAATCCTAACTTAGCTAAAATTTTTGATGTGATAGTTATAGGATATTATGAAGAAAATTTAACCATGAATTGGGACTTAATTAAAGATAAAAGAGTTGTACTACGCACTATTAGTCAAATGCAGTCTCATTTTAGCCCTTTTAGAAATAAAGTTAAAAAAGTTGCCTTGTCTGAACAAGAAAAATATTTACATGGATATCTTCCTGATGCAGTTATTAGACAATCTGTAGATACTAATGTTTATTCAGGTTGGAATGGTTCCACGGATAAAGTATTAACAGTTAATAAATGGTTAAAAAAACGCGGGGATGTATCGTGTTGGAATATTTATGATTATGTTACAAAAGATTTTAATAGGTTAGTTTGCGGTTTTGGAAACGAAGATATAGAATTTGCTTTAAGTAATCTTCCTCAAGAAGATATACAAGAATTAAGAAAAAATTGTGGAGTTTATTTTTCTACATGTAGTAAACCAGGCGGAGTTACTTATACTTTCGTAGAAGCTTTATCTACTGGAATACCTATGGTTTCAATAGGTCCAAAGTTAGGTAACTATATGCCAGATATTCCTACATTTGATGCACATAATTTTATACAGAATGGCGTTAACGGTTTTTGGTCCGATAATCCAGAGCAATTGAAAATTTTTATAAAAGAGCTATTGACAAACAAAGATTTAGCAAGTAAAATAGGACAAAAAGGAAGAGAAACAGCTATTAAACACTTCTCTATAGAAAAATGCACATCTGATTGGGAAAACTTTTTCAAAGGTATTTTATGAAAAATTGTATTCTATGTGGCGGTTCAAATCTAAAAAAAGTAGTAAATTACGGTAAGATATATCAATCTTGTTTTTTGCCATACCCAACATCTCATAGCGATTGTTTATTGCAAAAAGAAGACTTGTCATTAAATGAGTGTTCTAATTGCAATTTCGTGCAACTTAACAAATTTATTGAACCGGATTCGATGTATAGACAGTATTACTATCGTTCATCTACTAACGCTAGTATGGTAAGTTCTTTGAAAGATATAGAAACTAATGTTTCTTCTCATTTCTTTAAACTTAATGGCAACCTTCCAAAATCAATATTGGATATAGGTTGTAACGACGGAACATTATTGAAGATTTTCAGAAAAGTAGGTTCTGAATTTAATGTAGGCTTCGACCCCGCTAATAATTTAGCTTCTTCAGCTTCGGCCAACTGCGACATTTTTATCAATGATTATTTTAATGACAAAATTACATTTAATAGAAAGTTTGATGTCGTAACATCAATAGCAATGTTCTACGATATTCCTAAACCTGACGAGTTTGTAAAGACAGTAGTTAATAATTTACAACCATCTGGTATTTGGTGCATACAAATGACAGATTTAATGTCAATGTTCACCACGACAGCTTTTGATAATATTTGCCATGAACATATAGGCTATTATTCATTAAATACGTTGAACACTTTATTAAATAGAAACGGTATGAAGATTTTTGATGTAAGTTATAATGATGTTAATGGTAGTTCATTAAGAGTCTTATGTTGTCATAAAGCTTTAAATACTGTTGAACACTTAGAACCTAAAGTTAACTTAGCATTGAATCAAGAGAAAAACTTTTTCAGAGTATATAAATGGAGATATTTTAACAAGAATGTTAATGTAGTACATAATAAATTTAAGTCAGCTTTACTAAATTTTTCAAGAGGTAAAGTTTATGGTATTGGAGCATCTACTAAAGCTAATACTTTACTTCAGAAGTTCAAAATAGATTCTTCTTTGGTAGCGAAGCTGCTAGAAGTTACTCCAGATAAATTTGGCAAATTTACTCCAGGCTCAAATATACCAATAGTTTCTGAAGCTGAAGCTATGGAAGAAAAACCTGAATGTTTAGTAATTTTCCCTTGGCATTTTATTGACAATTTTAAAGTTAGATTCAAAGATTACTTATCAAGTGGGGGAACATTGCTTGTTCCTTTACCAGTTCCAAAAATAATTACTAAAGATTCGGAAATAGAAATATGATTTTATTTATAAATCAAGAATTTGCAAAATGCGGAGTATATCAGTTTGGAAAAAATATAGGAAATATAATTCAAACTGTTAATGAAGAGAAATTTGGAATTATTGGTAATTGCATTCCATGCATGCATATGAACAATGTTGTCTTATATAAAGAATGTAAAGACGGTTCAGATTTCTTTAAAATACTTGAAAATTGTAAACCTGAAGCTATTATATTTAATCATCATCCAATTCCTATGAGTTGGTTAATAATTACACATGCTAAAATTAAACCTTCCGCGTTAATAGTACACGACTTTCCTGAAAATTGGCCTGGAGTAGCCAACATATATGTAGACCCAACATATATTGAGAATGGTATAAATTACAAACTGAATAGACCAATATTGAGACATCAATCGAATAAAAGCGTAATACCAAATTCAGTCGGCTCATTCGGTTTTGGTTTTAGTCACAAATGTTTTGAGAAACTAATACAATTAGTTAATAACGAATTTGATGAGGCTGTTATTAGATTGCATATTCCGTTTAATACCCATGTAGATAAACACGGTATGCACGCTATACATACAGCAAGAAGATGTAGAGAAGTTCCTAAAAAAGAAAATATAAAATTAGAAATTAATCACGATTATATGACTGATAATCAATTGCTGGATTGGTTATCTGAAAATGAAGTAAATTGTTTTATATACGAAGGAAATTTTAGCACTGGAGTTTCTAGTGCTACAGATTGGGCTATAGCAGCAAAGCGACCTATAGCTATTACAAATCACAAGTTATTTAGACATTTAGTTAATATACAACCTTCATTATTAATAGAGAATGGTATTAAAAATGTAATCAAAAATGGGTTTGATGCGGTGGCAAAAGCTACTGAAACCTGGACTTATGAAAATATGTATAATGATTTAGTGAGGATAGGTAATGCTTGTATACGCTCATAGGGGAAATTTAACTGGTTCGATTAGTGAAAACGAAAACACAATTGGTCAGATAAAACGAGCTTTAGCAAAAAATGTCAATGTTGAAGTTGACGTTTTTTATATAGATGATATACTATACTTAGGGCATGACAAACCTCAAGAAAAAATAGAAAAAGAATTTCTAAAAAATAACAGAATATTAACTCATGCTAAAGATATTCAAACCATGTTTTACTTATCTCAATTTAGAGAAATAAATTCTTTCATACAAAAAGATGAAAATATTTCGGTAAGCACTCATGGTAATGTTATAGTTCATCAACATTATTCTTTTAATTTGGATTGGGCTAATTCGAAAACAATAATGGTTGACCTTAATTTAAATAAGTATAAAACTCCAAATGTTGGAGGAATAATAACGGATTTTGCTTTCCCGTATGGTCATACTCCTAAAAAACCTTTTAAAATGATAGTTTGCGATGTAGACGGTGTTCTTACAAGTGGTAAGAAAATATATAATATGACAAGCGGTTCGTGTGAATACAAAGAGTTTTTAGACAGAGATTTTACAGCTATTAAAAGATTTATAAGTGCTGGAGTTTATTTTGTATTACTGTCTGGAGATAAAGGCAATGCTTCTATAGCAAAAAATAGAGCGTTACCATTTTATAGTACAAAGAAAAGTCCTCAGCTTGATAAAAGCTTAGTATTATCGGATATAGAAAATGATTTTAATGTAGACAGAAAAGATATGTTATATATAGGAGACGACTATTATGATATATCTATTATGCATGAAGTTGGTAAAAGTTATTGTCCAGCCGATGCCGCTGCTATAACGAAAAGAACAGCTAATTTCACCTTGAATACTAAAGGTGGAGAAGGAACAATAGAAGAACTTTGGGAGATATTTAAACATGAATTCCAGCAATCCTATCCCTGGGAACCAAACGGAAAAATGCCTACTAATAGGTAATTTCTTTCACGATTATGTACACGTATTAAAAAAAGAAAAATATGTACATCAAGTTAGATGCGGAGGAGTTAATAATTTATACGACGTTTTACTTGATAAAGCAAATGTTGTTATAAGTAAAAATTTAGTACCAGATAGATGCGATTTCTTTTTATCAGAAGATTTTTCTTATAAATATTTATCTTTAAAATCTAAATTAACTAACGAACATATAAATGATATATGCGTTGATAGAAAAGATAATCCTAAGCATATTCATATAGCATATTTAGACATGCTTCCTTTAGTAGATGTTGATTTTATTCATAATATCTTCCCAGAAGCTTCTATTTCGGTAGATTTTGCTTTGCATCAAAATTATAAAGATATTAATCTAGCTAAAATAGAAAAAGATTTACAGTATGTAGATTTGGTATTTATGAATACTGATTCTCATCCAATATTTGATTTGTATCAAAATAAACACAAAAACGGGTCAGTATCAGTCATACATAAAACTGGACAAGTTAAATATGTGACAAAAACACCAGTAGGTTTTGTAAATGATGGTTCTATAAAATATTATCCTTGTTATGTCGAATTCAAATATTGTCCTATTAAATTTATAGATACAATTGGTGCTGGAGATTATTTAGCAGCTGAAATAATAAACATTATTTTGCAAAATCAAGATATAAATACAGCTTTTAGTTTTGAAAAAATGAACATGTATGATACACATCAAAAGGTTGTTGCTAGACTAGTAGAAAGAAATAAGCTTTATGAATAAAAGATATAATTTGGTTGTTCCTTTAGCAGGAAAGGGGCAACGGATGGTTGACGCCGGTTTTTCAACTCCCAAGCCTCTCATAGTTGCCGGTGACAAATGTATTATTGAATGGTCTATGGATTCTATTGATTATAGTGAGTGTAATTTATTTTTTATAGTCAGGGAGGAGCATGATAGTCTTCAAAAATTTCTTTTTCAAAGATATCCTGGATGTACTTTAATTTTATCTAAAGGAAATACCGCCGGTGCTGTAGATTCTGTTCTTCTAGCCAAGAATCATATAAGTAATTCAACACCGTTAATTGTTTACTGCCCAGATGTTTATTTTGAGCCGAAATACATACCCTCCCCTGCTCATTTTAAACAAGAAGGTTTTTTAACTGTATTCAAAGCTAATTCGCCAAATTACAGTTATATCGAATCAAATGATGGTTTAACTGTTAGAAGAACTGAAGAAAAACGTGTAATTAGCGATAAAGCTTCTGTTGGAGTATATTGTTTTTCTAGCGGTTCTCTTTTTGTTAATTATTCTACTCAGTATATATATGAGAAAGAATCATATGTTTGTCCATTATATAATATAATAATAAAAAATGGAGGAAAAGTAACTTATAAAGAAGTTGATAAGTTATATGTAATGGGAACTCCTGAAGAATTAACTTTTTTTAAAGATGCGATTTTTCCTTATACTGTATCTCCTAGAAAATTCGCTCTTTGCTGTGACCATTCTGGTTACGTAAATAAATATAGATTAAGAGGATTAATGAAGCTGAAAAATATTGATTACGTTGATGTTGGAGCTAATTCAGAAATAAATTGTGATTATAATTTATATGTCGATGATGTTGTAAAATACATAAAAATGTATAAAGGGTTTGGAATAGGTTTTTGTAGAACCGGACAGGGAATAAATATTTGTGCTAATAAATATCCTGGTATTAGAGCAGCGTTGGTAACAGATTTATATTCTGCTGAGTATGCTATTAGACATAATGCCGCTAATTTCTTTAGCATACCTAATAGTTTTACTAATCATTTTGAACTTATAGATATCTTGAACACTGTTACATTTGATGGCGGAAGACATCAAACGAGGATGATGAAAAATGAGTATAGATGATATAAACAGGTTTAAAAACGGTTGGTTAATTGGATTTTTTTCTCCAACTTTGTTTTTTAGCCCACAAGTAGAAGTAGCTATTCATGATTATAAAAAAGGTTATAAAGGCGAAGCTCATTGTCATAGATTAGCAACAGAATACAATATTATTATTAGTGGAAAGGTTATTGCTTCTAAGTTAGAGTTAGAAGCTGGACAAATTTTTATTTATCAACCAGATGAAATTTCAGATGTTGTCTTCCTTGAAGACACAAAACTGTTAATTATTAAGACTCCTTCAGTACCGGGAGATAAGTATTTATGCAATACTCAGCAGTAATACAAGGTCCGATATATACTGGCAGCACACATTTACAATTAAATAATTTAATTCAAACTGAAATTTTCTCAGAAATAATTATATCAACATGGGGTGGTGAACTATCTAATTTAAAAATTTCTTTTCCAATTAAAAACGTTAAATTAAAACTTATAGAAAATAAGTTACCTGAGAATTTAGGAAACGGAAATAGAAACGCTCAAATATTAAGCAGTCGTTGCGGAATGTTGCAAACCGATAAAGATTCTGACCACGTAATGAAAATGCGTTCAGACCAAATTTTTTCATCTTCATCTATTGAAAAAATGGTTCGTTTTTATAACGATAATTACAATTACGATGATACAATTTTTACATTAGGAATGTATTCAGCTTTTCCTTTTCATCCACGAGACCATCTTTTTTTAGGAGAAAGAAACAGTTTATTAAAATTATTTGCTATTCCTCTTGATGAAAATATTAAGGTTAATCATCCAAACTACAATGAATTACTTAGAGCAGAAACTTATATAGGCAGTTATTACTATGCATTGGAACATCAAATATATTCTCAAAATATGGATATATATAAGTTCATAAACAATCCGTTAGAATATTTAGTAGACAACGCTCCTTTGAAAAATGAAGCTATGAAAATATATGATAAATATAGATTAGAAAATCGTATATTCAGACCGTTTCCTCGTATTGATTTTCAATGGCCTAAGTATGGTCTAAGCAGTTATCATTGGCATATAGGAGAACAACATAGTGAATATTGGCATGAGGAAAAATAATGTTTTGCAAAACTTATAATGAAAGTGACTTTTTAAAATTTAGATGGGAATCAGCTTTATATAAAGCTGTAGATGAACACGATGTATACAGTGATTATGAATGGCAATCATGCATGTGGATGAAACTGATTAAAATAAATGATATCCACAAAGTTTTATATTATTCATATGACAAAATTCATAACGTGTTTACTACCGATACTTTAAAACCTTTTTCTGAATGTTTAGACTTATTAGGATGTGTAGAAGATACAGAAAATGAGTTAATAATATTTGATGATATAAATACTCATATATTAAATAAAGATTTTTTCAAATCTCTATTGACAAGATTAAATCATACTGGTATAATAAGCTTCGCATCGAATAAATGTTCTTTTCAAGAATTAGATAAATTAGGAAAAATTGCAATAGAATTAGATTTTGTCTGTTGGGATTGCAATCCTCAATTTAATTTTCTTAAAGAAAAAGAAAAGTTAATAGCTACATTTAATAAACATGAATTTTATAATTAAAAAAAACGAAGTTTTATTTGATTGCGGTTGTTCTATACCAATCAATCACAAAGTTTTACAAAAACATGGTAAAAAAATAGAAGACTATGAAAATGGAGATATTCTACCTCGTTATGGAATAGATATAAAATTTGAAAAAATAAACAAAAATTGTCCTGAAGTATGGAAAATGTTGGCTAAGGGTTGTACAAAGGGAGTTTTCCAATTAGAAAGCCAACTAGGTAAACAATGGACTAAAAGATTAAGACCTACATCAATAGAACATATTGGAGCTTTAGGAGCTATTCTACGTCCTGGTTGTCTTGAGTGTCTAGATGAAGAAGGTATTAGTACGACAGAACATTATTGTGCTAGAAAAAATAAAGAAGAAGTTTCAGAAATATTTCATCCAAGTATGATTCCTGCTCTTGAAAAAACATACAATGTTATGATATATCAAGAACAAGCTATGAAACTTTCAGAATTAATAGCCGGTTTCAACTTGCAAGAAGCTGATATGTTAAGAAAAGCTATTGGAAAGAAATTGCCTGAAGAAATGGCAAAATGCAAAAAAATGTTTATTGAAGGAGCTAAAAAACTAGGAGTAGTAACAGAGCAAGAAGCTGAGATTATATTCGACATGATTGAGAAGTCGCAAAGGTACTCGTTTAATAAGTGTGTGAGCGGAAAAACTATAATTAAAAGAATGTTTAATGGTAAAAATCCTTGTATATTAAATGTTGCTGAAATGTATAGGATTAGAAACAATATCGAATATGCTAAACAAACAAAACATTTATCTTTATATAAAAAATGGAAATTGATTAAAAACTACGGCACAGGATTATCATTATTTAATGATAAAAGAATACATCCTAATATTATTATTGATATCAAATATGCTGGAAAACAAGAACTATTTAGAATAACAACAGAAAGCGGAAAATATATAGATGTAACATCAAATCATAAATTTCCTTTTAATGATACAACAATAGAAACTAAAGACTTAAAAGTTGGAGACAATTTATTAATCTGTGGTGAATATGAAGCGTCAGATTTTGCATCAATTAATAAATTTAGCAAATTAACAATTGAAGATTTAAGACAAAACAAAGGAAATCATGATGGTAAAAATTCTGGATTTATGACAGGTGTTGATAATCCAGGATATACAAACGGAGCTTATACAGAATTTGAAACTAATATTAAACTATTAGAAAATAAATGTGGAATATGCGGAAAAACTAATTGTAGATTAGAAGTGCACCACAAAGATAAAAACAGAGAAAATAATAAATTAGAAAATTTGATTAAATTATGTGTTTCGTGTCACAAAAAAGAAGACTATAAGTTAGGAAGAACTAAAGTTGGCGAAAAAGGATATCCGGTAATAAAAGAAAAAATAATTTCAATTGTTTCTATTGGGGTAGACGATACATATGATGTAACTATGGACGCTCCTAATCATACTTTCGTTGCGAATGATGGAATATTAACATGTAATTCTCACGCTTTTTCATATGGAGTAATGGGTTACTGGACAGCTTATGCTAAAGCTCACTTTCCGCTACGATTTTTTACTTCATGGTTAAGATTTTCTTCAGAAAAACAACATCCGTTAGAGGAAATTAGAGAATTAGTAGATGAATGCAAATTATTAGATATAGAAGTTCTTACTCCAAAGTTACAAGACTTAAAAAAACATTTCTATATGGATGGAGAAAAAATAAGATTCGGCTTATCTGACATTAAAGGTATAGGGGAAAGCCAAGTTGATAAAATAAGAGTAGCAATAAAACAAGCAGAAGAATATTTGAAAAAACCTTTTAGTCATTTTTCTTGGTATGATTTTGTTTTAGTAGCATCAGATAAAATTTCGGTTCCAGCTATAACAAATCTAATATCTGTTGGTGCAATACAATATGGAAAATATGAGTCGAACAGAAATGCTAGCGGAGTTCAAAGTTTGGACAACTCTAACAGAAGGAGAAAAGAAGTGGATTCTGGAGAGAAAAAACAATTATCACTGTTTGATTGACGCTTTAAGAGCTATGGCTAAACCTAAGAAAGAATTAGGTGGTTGCCATGATGTAAAAAGAGTCCAGATAGTAAAGAGTGAATTGCAAATTTTAGAAAAACCGACAACAGAATCTAAAGATTCGCCTAATTGGATAGCTTGGACAGAAGAAAAATTATTAGGTGTTCCAATAACTTATTCGAAAATTGATAGCTGCGATATTTCTAACGCAAACATAAAATGTAAAGAATTTTTAGCAGGAAAGGTGTCAGGATTTTTAGTTTTCGCTGTTGAAATTCAGGCTATACGAGAGTTTACAATAAAGAAAGGGAAAAACGCCGGTAAGGTTATGGCTTTCCTAACCATATCCGATGATACTTGCTCAATGCAGGACGTTTGCGTTTTCTCAGAAGTCTACGAGGAGTATGGAGGATTGTTGGCTCAAGGCAATACTGTTTTGATTCAGGGGGAAAAGGATAAGAAAAAAGGTTCTTTGATAGTGAAGAAAGTATTTCAAATTTAGTCACAATTGTTTTTGGAGATTTTTATGAACAGATGTATTTTTATGGGAAATTTAGTTCGTGACGTTGAACTAAAAGAAGTCGGAAGTTCTAAGGTTGCATCTTTTACTATTGCTGTTTCGAGATTTTTTAAGAAACAGAATGGAGAAAAAGGAAAAGAAACTTCTTTCTTAGATATGGAAGCTTGGGATTCTGGTGGCGAACAAATTAGTAAGTTTTTCAGAAAAGGTTCTCCTATTTTAGTAGAATGTTCTGTTAAGCAAGAAACCTGGGAAGACAAGGGCACTGGTAGTAAACGCTCAAGAATTAAGTTTAGAGTAGACAAGTTTTACTTTGTTGGTAAGAAAGATTCATCTGAAGGCGACGAAACACCTAATGATAATCCTGAAGACAATGGTTCTACAAACACCAAACCTGATGATGACGCACCATTCTAATGAAAAAGAAAAAAATCTTATTTTGTAATGAAAGCAGCTTGTTGTCTACTGGTTTTTCAAACTACGGTTTTGAATTACTCAGTAGGCTTCAAGCCTCAAATAAATATGAAATAGCTGAGCTAGCAGCTTTTAGTGATGGTACTCATCCAGATATTCCATCGTTACCATGGAAGCATTTTACTGTTAAACCCAAAGATAACGATGAAGAAGCAATGAAGATTTATAATAGTAAACCTACATTTGCTTGGGGCGAATTCAAGTTTGATGAAGTGTGTTTACAATTCAAACCTGATATTGTTTTAGATATAAGGGATGAATGGAATTGTCTAGCTAATCCAGATGATTTATTGTTTGTAAAAAATAATATCAAATCTGTTAAAGAAATAGATATAAAAGATGAATTATTAACTCATAATGGCAATTATCAGAAAATTAAAAATATTTTGACTAGAAAATATTCTGGAAGAATTTATAAGATAAAAGCTTCTTTTATGCCATTTGGTTTAAGTTTAACTCCAGAACATCCTATTTTAGCAATAAAAAGAAAAACTAAAAACTTACCAAACTTTGCAAAAAGTAAACTGAATTGGATTAATGCAGAAAAAGTAAATGTTGGAGATATAGTGTGTTTTCCAAAACATAAATGTAATAAAACAATTACAGGAGATTTAGCTAGATTATTAGGATATTATACTGCTGAAGGCTGTATGATGTATGAAGATTTAAAGATTTATGATAAACTCAAAGGTGTTCAGTTCACTTTATGTATTGATGAAGTTTATATATATGAAGACATTAAAGAAATATGCGAAAAATTATTTAAGTTAACTCCAACACTAACAATAGACAAAATTAAAAATTGTTTAACAGTAAGAGTATTTAATAGCGATTTTGCTAAAATGATAAGAGGATTATGTCCAGGATTAGCTAAAACTAAATACTTAACAAAATTTACAGAGATAGAAGAAAAAGAATTTTTAAGAGGATACTTAAGAGGAGACGGTCATTTAAATTTAGATGGGTTATATATAGCTGCTAGTTCATGTACTTCCAGTAAAAAATTAGCAATGCAGATTTTTCAGATGTGCGTTAATATTAACATATTACCATCTGTATGTTATGCTAAAAATAGTTTAAATGGAAAAACTTTTTATAAATATTGCTTTAGTTTCATTTCTAAGGATAATATTAAGAATTATGGAAAAATATTAAACGGTGATTTTTCAGAAGAATTCAAACATAAAAGAATAGATGAAAAATATGCATACTTAACAATAACAGATGTAGATATTAGTAATGTCAAAGAGATAGATGTATTTAATTTTGAAGTAGAAGAAGATAAAAGTTTTACTTCATATTTTACTATTCATAATTGTGAATTTGAAAGTCGTTCTCCGGCTAGACCATATTTTAATTGGGTGATATCTCCACCAGTTGATTCAGCACCACAGAAAGAAGAATGGATTGCGACATTTTGTAATGCCGACAAAGTATTACCTTATACTGATTGGGGATTTAATGTATTGAGAGAAGAAGCTAATCAAAAAATTAATCTTTTTAAAACAGCTTCTCCTGGAGTAAATCTAGACAATTTTAAATTTACTAATAGCAATGAAGCAAAGCAGAAAATTGGATTAAATCCAGAAATGTTTATAATCGGCACGGTTATGAGAAATCAGATACGAAAATTGTATCCAGATTTGATTCAGTCTTTTGCTAAATTTCTTGAAGTTGCCCCAGAAAATGTTGCATCTAGGTCTTATTTGTATTTACATACAGCATACCCTGATGTCGGTTGGGATATACCTTGTTTAATTAAAGAGCATGGCGTTTCTCATAGAACAATGATGACATACTATTGCTTATCATGTAGAGAAATTTTCCCATCTCTTTTCCAGGACGGATTAGCTATTTGTAAGTATTGCGGAAACAATACTGCGATATTACCTAACATTAAACACGGTATTCCGCATAAAGTGTTATCTACTGTTATGTCTATATTTGATTGTTACGTACAATACGCTACCAATGAAGGTTTTGGAATACCTATGGTAGAAGCTGCTGCTTGCGGTGTGCCGGTATTCGCGGTAGATTATAGTGCAATGTCTGAGGTTGTAAGAAACCTACATGGTTTTCCTGTAGAAGTAAAAACTTTTTTCAGGGACCAAGGCACTATGAGTTATAGAGCTTATCCAGATAACGACGACTTTATAAAGAAACTTATCAAGTTCGCACAAATGCCATTTTCAATGAGAGCAAGAATTGGAGCAAAAGCAAGAAAAGCAGTCGAGGATAGATACACCTGGGAACATAATTTTAAAGTCTGGGAAGAGTGTTTTGACTCAATAGATACTTCCGTCAACAAATGGGCCTTCCCTGCTAATTATTTCACCCCGCAAAAAATTATTCCAAAAGGACTTTCTAATCCACAGTTTGTTAGATGGGGATTTGAGCATGTTGCTGGTAGACCTGATTTAGTTAATACTCACTTAGCTTTAGGAACACTAAGAGATTTAAATTTAGGTTTAGCATTTTCTAAACTTGACAGAGAACAATGCATGAATCATTTTACAAATCTCTGTAATCAAAGAAATATTTTTGAGCAAAGAAGGTGCGATGAGAACTCTATTTATAGCTCCTTATAGGGATGGAAGCGGTTGGTCTAAAGCTGCGTTAGATTTTATTAGAGCTTTTCAACAAGCTAAACTTGATTTGGTTATTAGACCGATTAAGTATAATTTACATAATGAAAATCTTCCAAAAGATATATTAGAATTAGAAAATAAAGATATTAGAGGTTGTGATAATATTGTTTATTTTACTCTACCAGACCATATTATTTATAATTCAAAATTTAAGAAAAATATATGTTATTTATTGTATGAGACTTCTGATTTTAATAAATCTAATTGGGCACAAAGATTGAATTTGATGGATGAGGTATGGGTTCCTTCTGAATTTGTCAAAACGGTAGCTATCAATAGTCAAGTAAAAGTACCAATCAAAATTGTACCAATACCTGTTAATCTAGATAAGTATCTAAAGAATCATAATATATACAAACAGATAGACGATGATAAACATGGAGATTTTTTATTCTATACTATATGCGAAACAAATAATAGAAAAAACTTGTCAGCATTAATCAAAGCTTTTCATTTGGAGTTTGATTTAAATGAACCTGTTAATTTAGTATTAAAAGTTTCTGGTCAAAAATCTACTCCTAGTCAGATGTACGATTATTGCAATTATGTTAAAAAAGAATTAAGAATTGCTAGAAGCAAAAAAGAAATAATATTAACAAATTCTTATTTGTCAGACAATGATATTGACAGTATTCATATGAGTTGCGATAATTTCGTATCAACATCATATGGAGAGGGTTGGTGTATACCAGCTATAGACGCTCTTGGTTTCGGCAAAACGCCTATCGTTACAGGTTGGAGTAGTTTTACGGAATATTTAACAAACAAAGAAGGTTGGCTAGTGAACTACGATTTAGTTCCAGTACAAGGGATGGAAAACCATCCGTGTTCTTTGTATTATGGTAACGAGCTATGGGCATCTATATCTATACCACATCTTAGAAAGTGTATGCGAGAAGCATACTCTCAACCCCAATTAAAAGAATCTAAACTCTCAGCTTCTCTAAGCAAAATATTTGAATTTTCTTACGAGCAAGTCGGAGAAAAGATTAAGAAAGCGATATCATAATGGGAGAAATAGAAAGACTCATCGAAGAAGATGTTCTATCTAGAATAAAAAACAAATATGCTGTTAGACCATTAAATGAAGGTCAAGCAGAACTTATAGATTGCATAGATAACTGCTCTATCACTATATGTTCTGGTTGTGCTGGAACTGGTAAAACGCATTTATCTGTAGGTAAAGCTTTTGAATACTTTAGAGAAGGCAAAGTAAAGAAAATTATTTTAATTAGACCAATTCAAGAATGCGGAAGAAATTTAGGTGCGATGCCTGGAGATAAAAAAGATAAACTTGAACCTCACATGGCTGCATTTAGTGACCTTTTCCATAAGTTCATGCATGAAGAGGAAATTAAAGACCTCGTATATAAAGAAATACTTATTATGGATGCTTTAGAGTTTCTAAGAGGAAAAACATACGAAGATTGTTTCGTTATAGTTGATGAAGCTCAAAACGCTACCTATAAACAGTTAAGAATGATTTTAACTAGAATAGGTAAAAATAGCAAAATGGTTATTACCGGAGACGGTTCGCAAACAGACTTAGATTATAAATTCCTTATAGGAAGTAGAACTACTCCTTTAGAATATGTAATGAATATTCTTGAAGATGAAGATGATGATATCGGAATAGTAGATTTATATGAAGAAGACATAGTAAGACACGGTTTAGTTGCAAAAATTTGTAAACTATTACCACCAACAATGAGTTAATAAACAATGGCTACTAATTTATCTTGTTTAATAAGAAAAGCGACCAGAGAAGATGACGAGAGACTTAATTTGATTTTAGTTCACGAAAATGATAATGAACTAGAAGAATTATTAATTACCGACAATAATTTTTTCGCTATAGAGAATAAAGTAAATGTTCTTTATGAAAATGTTGCTCAATATATGAAAATACCAACACATTTAGAATATGATGGTATTATATGCACATCTAGAAATGTTAATTTTTATAGAAAATGTCTTGAAATTTCATTAGTTTTCAATTTACCATTATATGCAGAACATTTTCCTTCAAACGTAGAAAAAGGAAAAAATTGGAAAGAAACTTTAGAAAACTTAAAAAATCATATTTATATCGGACTTCCTAAAACATGAAATTAAATCTGCTGTTAAATAATCAGAACGCTTTTATTCCAGGATATACTAATTTTGACCCTTACGCAACTCCTGGAAGTAAAGTTATTAAAGCTGGTATAGATAATTTAGATTATTATTTAGATAATGGTGAATGCGAGATAATTAGAGCGGTTGGAATACTTACATATTTTGATTCTCATGAAGTTGATAATATTTTAAATAATTGGATTTCAAAGTTATCAATAAATGGTAATCTTATACTAGCAGATGTAGATGTTGTTGAGTGCATGAAAGCTTTTAATCGTAATGAAATTGATTTGAATAAGCTTAATATATTTTTATACGGCGAGCAGAATAAGAAGATTAATTATAGAAAATGTGCTTTATCAATGTTTGATATTAGTAACTTTTTAATTCAAAAAAATATGAAAATTGTTAAGAAATATTTCGAAGGTCTAAATTTTCATATAGAGGCTATGAGGATTAAGTAATGTCAACATGTTGTGAAAAATGTGTATTTGTTAAATACAATAAATCTAATAACCAAGTTGGATGCTTATTAAATAGAATAGAAAAGTTTAAACAGCAAGGTGCTGTAATAGAAATGGAAGAAAATACTAGCCATTTTACTATTAAAAATAGAACATGTTCTGCTTTTAGAAAGAAAGAATGGGCTAATGATAAAGATAAAAATAATTTGGAAATAATAGTTAGAGCAGAAATTCTATGTAAAAATGAAATATTTTTAAAGTTTAATGAAACAGACACGTTAGAAGATTTAAGTAAAACAGTATCGTCGCTTGAAAATCAAATATTAAGACCTTCTTTGCTTGCTATTATGACTGATTCTAAAAATGTTCCTTTTCAAGGAATCGTTAAATTATTGCAAAAACAGAAGAGTTTTGATTGGAGAATAGATAGAACTTTTACTGTTGGTGAAAAAAGTAAAGAGGTAGATTGTATTTTTACATCGTTTAGAAAATGTAATTCTCCATATTTTACAATAGCTAATACTGGAGCAGTTTTTCCAGAAGATTATTTAGCTAATATAGATGAATCAGTTAACGAAAAATTAATGAAATATAGCTTTGCTAAAGCTAACATAGACAAAATACAATATACATGCCATTACATATCTTCATTTTTTATACTATCAGAATCAGCCTTGTTAGACTTTATGGTTAAGAACAGGGAAGAAAAGGTTTTCCAATTTGAAGATTTACTAGTTCATTATTTATCTAGTAATCCTACTCAAATATGTATGATTAAGAAATACGAGGATATATGCTCAACGCAGGACTAATTGTATTAGATAAAGGAAATTTATTTTCTATAGAAAAAATAACTAATGGAATTTTTCAACGAAAAGATTGTATAGTAGTTCAATCTACAAATAAATCTTTTGCTTTAAATAACGGCTTAGATTTTATCAAAAATGAAAAAAAAGATTTTGTTGTTTTCATGGAATCTGACGAGAGATTAGATAAAGATTATTTAATAGAAGCGGAAAAAATCTTTCAGAGATATAGTTTAGCTGGCATAGTTTATACTGATTTTTTCCTGAACGAAAAAAGAAAATATTTACCTTATTTTTCTAGAGCTAAAATAATAGACGGTTTCGTTTTACCGTTAAATTGTACTTGCGACGTTCGCAAAATTATGAAGTTTGAAGGTTTTGATACTAAGATAGAAGAATTTCAAATCTGGGATGCTTGGATTCAATTAAGCGAATTAACATTACCGTATCACATACCAAAAGCTTTGTATTCAAAGAATAAAGAACATATTCGTGGTCTTCCTAAACTTGATGATGAAAAAGTTAAGGAATACACGAAATATATAATGACAAAAACAGAATATAGAAATAAAAATGGAAGAAAATAAAATAAGTATAATTATTCCTATTGCTGGAATAGGAAGAAGAATGAGAAGCTATGGTCCAAAAGCTTTAATAGAGCTTGGAGGCGGAACTACTGTACTTCAACGACAACTTGACATAATTCAAGAGATATATCCTAAATCAGAAATTATTTTAGTCTCTGGATTTGAACATACTAAAATAGAAAAGTTTGTTTCAAATTGGAAACATAATAGAGTTTTAGGAAGTAAAGATATAGTAATTGTAGAAAATAAAAATTATGAAAATGAAAATGTTGCTAGAAGTATATCGTTAGCTTCTAGTTATTGTAGGTACGATAAGATTTTAGTAATCTATGGAGATTTAGTATTTAATAAGGTTACGTTAGCTCCACAGTTTTATAATACTGGTTTATTGATAGATACAAATAATGATTTCAATAAATTTGAAGTAGGAAGTATCATAAATAAGAACATTATAAATAATATGGAATACGGACTACCTAATAAGTGGGCACATATAGGATATTTTGATAGAGATACTTTATACGAATTTAGCGATATATGTTATTCTAACGAAAGATATGCTAAACATTACGCTTTTGAAATTTTTAATATTATGATTAACAATGGTAAAAAGTTTGAAGCGTATTATAATGAAAGAATGAAAGTTGTCGAAATAGATTACGCTAAGGATATAGATAATGCTAGAATATTGCACAAAAGTAACAGTTATTAAAAATAAACTTGAGAATCAAACATTCAAAACAGGATTAGCTCAAGCTATTAAGTATCTTAAATTAGATGTTTTAATATGCGATGACTCTATCAATTTTTTTGATTTGTTCTACTCAAACAAGCTGGATGTAGTTATAGCTAATACAGAAAATTTAAATCGACCTTTATACAAAAATATTGTAAAATACAAAGACTCTACTGAGCTTGTGCTGTTCCTAGACGAATGGCACAGTCTTACAGATACTTCCAAAAAGATAATTGATACTTTAATAAAAAATGAAGTTAAAATAAAAAAGACTTTTTCTTTTTTTGAGAATAATTACGAATGGGAAAAACAATTTGGATTTAATGTTGAAGAAATACTTCCAGCAGCAAATACTATAAAGTATACTCAAGAAGGAAAGATTAACAAAAAGTTCAAGGTTGACAATAGTTTTGTCGGTAATTTCGATGCTGAAATTTTGCAAGAATTATCAAAAATAAAAGAAAGTCTGTATATTTACAGCGACGATTTTTGGCCTACAGAATCTTACATAGGAAATATTGAAGAGAAATCTTTGCCTGACGTATATAAAAATTCCAAAAATAACTTGATTTATCTTAGTGAAAAAAATAATAAATTAAAGGAAGAAATTTTGGACATAATAATATGTGGTGGGAAAGTTTCCGTAATAGGAAATAATAAAAAATTGTTTTTCAAATTAAAAGAACAAACAAACAATTTTGATTTAGAAACAATTAAAAAACAACATTCGTATATTAATAGAGCAAAACAAATACTATGTTTAAATTAGGAATATATCTAGATAATCTGGGAATCAACCAATTAGCTTACTCTGTTATAACCAATACTAATAAATTTCTGGAAAGAAATTACAAGTTTGATATAACAATATTCTATGAAGACGCTGTAAGAACCATTCTACCTTGTAATTTTTCTACGATGCCATCTTTAGAACTTTTTGGTTATAAAGGCACTGTAATAGCTACAAGCATTGATACAGCTAAAAATCTTATTTCTATACCTTCAATTAAGAATAAATTCTTTTATGTATACGAAATAGAATGGTTGACAGCATTAAATAAGAATGCGGAAAAAATACTAGAAATCTATAAAGATGAAAATTTGAAACTAATTTCAAGAAGCGAATGTTATAAACAATTACTAGAAAAAATGTGGCAAAAAGATGTTAAAATAGCAGATGATTTTGATATCGAAAGAATATTAGAGATAGTAAATGAATGATTTAACTGTATTAGAAAAGTATGACGAAGGTAAAAGTACCTACGAAATAGCACAATTATTAAATACTTATCCAAATAAAGTAAGAAGAATACTTATTAAATATGGAAAAGTTTTAAGAAACAAATCAGAAGCTCAATCTAAAGCTTTGGAATCTGGAAGAAGCAAACATCCTACAGAAGGTAAAAATCGTCCAGAGTCAGTTAAGATTAAGATTAGTGAAGCTTTAGCTAAAAAGTGGCAAGACATTTCTCCAGAAGAAAGACAAAAAAGAGTTGACTCGGCTAAAGAGCGGTGGAATGAAATCTCTGAAGAAAAGAAAGAAGAGTTTAGAAAACTCGCCGCTGAAGCAGTACGAGAGGCTTCAAAGAACGGTTCGAAACTCGAAAAATTTTTACTTCTTGAACTTAGCAGAAAAGGCTATCGTTCAGAATTCCACAGAAAAAATGTCGTCGTCAACGAAGATTTGGAAGTCGATATTCTTCTCCCTGATTGCGGAGTTGCCATTGAAGTTGATGGACCGGCACACTTCTTTCCTATATGGGGTGAGGAGAGTTTGGAGAAACACTTGAAAGCAGATTTTGAAAAAAATGGTCTTTTGATGAACGCTGGATTTAAAGTAATCCGAATTAAACATTTAGTAAAGTCTATCTCGGAAAATCATAAACGTCAGGTATTGACAAAAGTAATATCTGTGCTAGAATGTATTAAGGATGGTTCTTTACAAGAAAAACTTATTGAAATTGAGGTTAAATAATGGTTGACACAGTTGAACCGGCTACTATGGTTATACCAGACGAAGTTTTAGCGGAAGCATTAAATAATGCTGAAGTAGAAAGCAAAGTGCCTCCAGTTTTAACCGATTCGGTTGAAGGAGAACAGGTTAAACCAATTCCAGAATATGGAAGCGATGAATGGTCAGATTATGTAATGAGCGAATTTACAGATGATGAGTTGATAGAAGGTAGCCCAACGGTAGACGGATTACGCAGAGTCACAAATAAAGTATTGGGGGATATTGTTTGCAGTATTGCAAAAGTCATACAATCGCCTTCTCCTGCTAATGATTACAGTGCTACATGCGAACATTATATTGAAATATATACTCATGACGGGTATACCAAAAAATATACAGAAGTTGCAGATGTTAGTTGTAAAAATACCGACCCTGAATACGCAAGATATCCTACAGCTATGGCTTCAACTAGAGCGGAAGGTAGAGCTTTAAGAAAAGCTTTAATGATTAAACGTTGTGTATCAGCTGAAGAAGTTACAGAAGTTGAAGTAGAAGAAGAATCAGTATTAATTAATAAAAGCCAAATAACATTTTTAGACAGTTTATGTAAGCGAAATAATATTAATGTATTAAAATTTGTTAATATGGGTGTTAGTAAATATCAAAAAATTCAAGATATTCCTCATTCTACTGCCGCTAAAATGGTTACTGTATTAAGCGAATTTCAAAGAAACCAAACTAAAATACCGGAAGGTATTAAGGGTTATGATTCTAATTGGAGAATTGTTAATGAGTCTGAAACGAATTAAACGTTTAATATTTGATTATATTATTATAACTTCTATTAAAAATAGAAGAGATTGGGGGTTTTATGTCTGAAAACAATGATATATATTTCCCAGAGTACAGAATATATAAACCTAACACTACGAATAGTGGTGCTGCAAGCAAGATTCAGGTTAAAATAAAACCTGGAAAGTTTAGAGATGTGCAAATATTTTGGGAAGCTTCTCTACAGATAAAATCTAAGGATGAGAATGCGGCTTTTGCTTGGACGGACGCGGCTAAGAAAGTAACTATGAAGCTTTCAGAAGTGGATTTAGGTGAAATTCTTGCTGTATTAAACGGACAAAAAGATTTTGCTGGACCTCCAGGTAAAGATGGAAAGAATATGGGGTTGTTCCATAAGAACAAAACAGGAAACGCGACTCTTCAATTTACAAAATTAAAAGGGCAAAATTCTCCATTACATACTTACTATGTAAGATTAGCAGCTAAGAAAGCTGATGGAAAATTGATAGAAGTAAAACATGCTATTTCTATTTCTGAATCAGAAATATTAAAAGTTTTACTGAGTAATGCAGTTTCTTTGATTTTTAATTGGAAATAAAAAGCGGGCAATTAAGCCCGCAAAAATTAAACAAATACTTTTATTCCTTGGGGTTTTTCCTCAAGGATTTTTTGTAATTGCGTTAAACCTTTTCTGAGTATGATTTTAGCAAAAACATTACCTATTCCAAAATTTATTTTGTCTAAATTTCCTAATGAATAATTAACAGCCGCAATCATAAGACTGTGTGTTAAACCATTTATAAAATCTTTAATATCTTCTCTCATTATAGATACTCCAAACTTACTGATAATGCAAACTGAGTTTTTGAACCAATACTTTGTGGCGTAGCTGATAATAGAACATACCAATCATGTCTAGTATCTTGCGTATCAATACCTGAAGGACTAAAACCGCTAGTACCAGGAGAATCAACCAAAGATAATATTGAACCGCTACCGTAAGCATTAGTCCAAGTGACGTCACCAGAACCATTGTTTGTTTGCGTTAAACCTGAATGAATTACTTCAGCAATATAGCAAGTAACTCCAGACGGGGCGTTATCAATATCGTCTCTATCAAATATTCTTACTTCAGCACTTGAAACTTGAACAGCTTCGTCAAAAGTAAATCTAATATTTAATGTAGCTTTATAATTAGGTATAGCTGTTAACGCTAACGGAGTACCACTATTACCTACTATAGCACTACCAGAAGAATAATATTTAATATTATCAACTTCTGGACCTTCTATAGTTCCGTTAGAGTTAGTTATAAATGTGCGAGCATTATAACTTCCAACAGCTACAGAACGTCCAAAACTAGCTCCGTAAAAGCCTAATCCAGAACCTCCAGTATCATATATCTGAAAGTCTTCTCCCGCGTAAAAATTAATATCTGCTGCCATTTATTTTCTCCGTATATTATTTCTATAATAGAAATACACCTTATTTTATTTCATTAAGTAGCTATTATATTCAAATTTCTTAATCTAGATAATAATAAATTAAATTGCGTAGCGACATCTGTAGTGTCTGTAGTGTCTGCAACAGCAGCACCTTGAGCGGTAGCTAATATTTTTCCGGCTGAATTAATATAAGGTATAGAAATTCCAGCACTAGATAAAGAACTAAATACGGTATTAGCTACAGTTAATGTGGTTGTTGAAGCCTCATACTCAAAACCGGCACTGTCAGTTAATACGTTCGTTCCATTAACATAAGGTACTCTTCCAGATGTTAATAAATCATTAATTGTTATGTCGCCATCTGTTTCAATATAAATCATACGATTATTTGCTGCTGATTGATTACTTATTCTAATATCTCCAACTGTTAACTTATTTGAAGAATAATCATACTCAAAGCCAGCATCATCAACCAAAGTACCATCGCTATCAACAAAAACCACTCTAGTAGGAGTTAACATTGCGTTATTTAATACGTTTCCGGCTGTATCTATATACAACATTCTATATTCTGATGCTGCTTCGTTACTAATAACCAAAGCTCCAACAGTTAATTTATTTAAAGCGTTATCATATACAAATCCAGCGTTATCACTAAGAGTATACGATGCATTCACATAAGGAACTCTAGTTGGAGTTAACATTCCATTATCTAATAAATCTCCAGAAGTATTAATATATATAATTCTGTTTTCGGATGACGCTTGGTTAGTTAACTTTGCGTCTCCAATAGTTAACTTGTTTATAGCATTATCGTATGTAAAACCTGCGTTATCACTAAGAGTATACGAAGCGTTTATATAAGGAACTCTAGTTGGAGTTAACATTCCATTATCTAATAAATCTCCAGAAGTATTAATATATATAATTCTGTTTTCGGATGAAGCTTGATTACTTAGCTTTGCATCTCCAACTGTTAACTTATTTGAAGAATAATCATACTCAAAGCCAGCATCATCAACCAAAGTACCATCGCTATCAACAAAAACCAC